TTTGCACCTGATCCGCTTGCGGTATTGGTGACGTAGCCTTTCAGCAAGGTCGGATTGCCCGTCGTATTCCAAGTCTGCGTTACATTCAGCGCGCTCGTTGCAAGACTCCCCGTCAAGGCGTCAGGATCAAGCGCGAGGTCTTTTAATGATGCGCTTGAATTTGTGGCGACAATACCTAACGCGGCTGGCGACTCCCAAGCGGCGCCACTTGAACCGTCGGCTGCCAAAATGTAATTATCCACTGCGGCTCCCGAACCAAAATCGGCGGCGTCGATTGAGCTTAAAGCGGTCTGCCCAGTGCCGCCGTTAGCAACTGGAAGCGTGCCGGTAACATGCGATGCCAAATTGACGTTGCTGCGCGTGATGACTTGATTGGCGATGGTCAGATAGTCGGGCGTTCCTGCTAGCGTAACGTCGCCGGAATTGCTACCCGCTAGTGTGCCGGAAGCGCCGTCCGCTATGGTGATGCCAGAATTTTGAATTTGCTTCCCTGTTGTTAGGTCATATCGGGCAATCGCATTGTCGGTCGCGCTGGCTGGCCCGAACAAATCGCCGCCGCCTCCGATAACTGCAACCGATGCCGATACCGCACCGCTGGTGATGTTTACATCAATGGCTGGCGAGGCGACAACAGCGGAAGATTCAGCGATGTCAGATCCAGGTGCCACCCAATCGGCTTGGCCTTGTAGGCGCAACAGAACGTCACTGCCTTCGGTCGCGGAGATGTCCACCCAATATTCTGTTTCGCCCTTGGCTTGGACATCTTCCAACGTCCAGCCCGAAGCAAAGGCCGGGACAGTCGCGTCGGTTGTCGCAACGTTGAACGTAATCACCTGCCCCGCGATGGTTAGATTCGACTCGCCGGAATCCGTCCCGAAAACCCGTCTGACCGTGCCGGATCGCGCACGCATTCCGAAGGTGACGAATTTTCCCGTCATCGAAAATTCCGCGCCGATGGTCAGGCTCAATCGGAACGGTGCGCCCTCCGCGAAATAGAATTTAGGCAGATCGGCAACGCCAGAGATGACGGGAGAGTCGGGCATGTCGATGCCTCCACAAAACAACGGGGATTTTCAACTTGATTTTGCGCGGCGTTTTGTCGAGGCGTCCGACATGCTCAAATTGCGCTATGACGACAAGGGACAGGTGCGGGGATTGCCTGATGCGATTCGCCCCGGTGACAGTCTCAGCGTCGAGCTGATTGCGGATCATTTGGAGATTTCCAGTAGTGATACGTTGAGCTTGTCTCTTGCGCTCGAAAAAGCAGTTCCGATTGCCTCTGGCGATTGGTCGATCACCTGGGGCGCGTCCACCGTCGAGCTTCCCGCTGCCGGGATTGACGCGCATTTGCTGGGTCTCGCGCTCAATCGCCTTTCTGCCATCGTTTCCGCTGGTGGTGTCGATGTGACGGGAAAAGATGGCCTTTTTACCGTCACTTTCCGCAGCAACGGAGCGAGAGCAGACTTCGCAATTGCCCATTCCGCCTTTGGAACGATGACGAATCGCGCCCTCACGCTGATCGCTGGCGGGGCTTCCAACGTAGAGACGGTCGAGATTGATTTAACCCTTCAGACGCTTGTGGCGGTGACAAGCGCGTCCAACATTAGCGAGGCTGCCGTGACGGTTGCAAACATCGCGACCGGTAGCGTGAGCGTTGCGCAGAATGACCGCATAACCATTTCTAGGATGCCGGATGCTGGAAAGTTCCAGATCAGGACCGCGACCGATACCGGCACGATGTGGCTTTCGGCGGATGTTTCAACGTATCAAATCGAGACGGCGCTGGAGGACATCGAGCCGGGAGAGTTTTTGGTAGCGAGAGATGCGACCGGAGAGACAATCAAGATCGAGGTCAAGCGAACTGCCGTGGGAGTGAACCCGGCGATCACCGTTTCCGAGACCTTTATTGGCCCCATCGGCGTAACGATGACGCTCGACACTTCCAAGGTGCTGCGATTGCTCGACGCGGCTAGCGTGGCGCTCCCAACAGCGGCAGTCTTGACCTTCTCCCGGGGAACAGAAACGCAATTTTCGCAACTGGTGACGTTGGCTCCGGTATTGTTGAGCCACGGTCAACCTGTTTGATGGGTTTTAAACATGAATGAGGCGGCTCTTGATCGGTATTACCGGGGAACTCTCAGGCACTTAGAGCGTGCGTTCCGTTTTCAGCGCACCATGACCGCGCCGGAATGGTCTGAGAAGGTCCGACGCATGGAAGGCGGGAGGCGCTTTCGGTTCGATTTCGCCCCGTATCAGCGAGAAATGATGGAAGCGCCCTACGATCCTCGCGTCCAGATGACGGTTTACATGCTCGCCTCGCGCATGGGAAAGACTGAAGTCGTCATGAACCAGATCGGCCACAGCATCGCCGAAGCGCCTCGCCGCGTGCTGGTCATGTATCCAACGATTAGCCAGACCGAGAAATGGTCAAAAGAAACGCTCATGGGCGAGCTGGTCAATCCGACGCCCGATCTGGCCTCGCTCATCGGAGACGATTCTGGCCGGCGCAAAAGCGGGAACACGATTTTGCACAAGCTCTTCCCCGGTGGCCTTGTGAATGCCTTCGGGTCAAACGCTCCAGGTGAGATGCGGAGGGCAAAGGGCAACTTCCTTTTCGCGGACGAGATCGACGCCATCGAATCGACCGAGAGCGACGAAGGTGACCCGCTCGAGATCTTCTGGGTCCGAGGTTCTGAATATTCGGACACAATCAAGATTGCCGCGAGCTACCCATCCGTTAAGGGCAAAAGCAAGATCGAGGCGCTGATGCTCCAGAGCGATTGGCGAGTCTGGATCGCGCCTTGTCCGCATTGCTCAAAGGAATTTGTTCTGCATCGCCGCCAATTGAAATATGACCGCGACAAGCCCGAGGATGCATGGATTGAATGCCCCGAGAGCGAGTGTCGGATCTCCGATGCGGAGCGGATGGAGATGATTCGCAATGGTCGATGGCAGGCCACGCGTCCATTCAACGGCATCGCAGGTTTCCACGGTTCGCGGATGATGTCGCCGCATCCTCCCCAAAAGGGCTTTGCGAGTCATCTGCACTGGGCTGCGGTCGAGGAGTTGAAAATTGAGGCGGCAGACAATCGCGAAAAGGCGAAGCGCGTGCTAATTAACACCTTCGACGCTGAAACCTACCAGGCGCCCGAGGAAGAGATGCCCGATCCCGTTGGCCTTGCTCAGGAGGCTTACGACTACCTCGAGCGCGTGACTGAAAACCAGTTCACGATTCCCGCCGGCGTGCTGGTTGTCACCGGAGGTTGCGACGTTCAAGGCGACCGTTTGGAGTTTGAATTTGTCGGTCACGGTGCGAACGGTCAAACGTGGGGGCTGGGGTATCACATTTTGAGCGGCGGCACGATGGAGCCGGAAGTGTGGCAGAAGCTCGATGCGCTGCTTCAGACCGAATTCCTGCACCCGTGCGGCAAGGTGCTGCGAGCTGCCTCCGTCTTTATCGACTCGAAATACCGGCAGGCCCAGGTGCTGGCCTTCACGAAGGTCCGACAAGCTCGCGGAGTCTTCGCCATCTTCGGCTCGACCGTGCTTGGCAAGCCAATCGTCTCACAGCCGAAACGGGAAAAGCGCGGAACGTTCTTTGAGATCGGCACGCACGAATGCAAGTCGATGATTTATCAGAACGCGGCCCTGCGCCAAGATCGCAAATCTTCCATCTATCCGCATAATTACATGCATTTCCCTAGCGGCCATGGTTATACGCCGGAATATTTCCAGCGCCTCTTGATCGAGAAGGTGACGCTGAAAAAAGGACAAGACGGCAGCTTCTACGAGTTCTTCGACAAGAAGGACAAGCGCGACCGAAACGAACCGCTCGACGTTCGCGTCTACAATATTGCTGCCGCGAAAAAGCTCGACATTGCTTTTGCCACGATTGCCAAGAAATACGCCGAATATGCGGCCAAAAACGTGCCAGATAGAGGTAAAGAGCGCGAATATACTCTTGATTTCGTAGCCGATTAACGAAAAGCCCTTGAAATTGGGCTTTGTTTTGTGGAGGCATCGACATGGCAGCTTTACCCTCCCGTGCATTCTGCGGCGAATCCATCGAATTTACGGCAACTGTAACGTCAGGCGCTACAGGATCGGCTCATTTTCGCAGCATTGATTCCGGCGAGGTTGTCACCGTTGCGCTGTCCGTATCGGACACGACGGCAACCGCTACCTATCCGCCCGAAAAGACGGCAAACCTGCCGGCAGGAATCTACGTTGTTGCCTTGACGCTTGAGGTGGCCGGGATTCGGTCGGTTGAGTCCATTGGCAATATCACGCTACAAGCCCCGCCGGATCGCGCTCCGCTGCCGAGTCATGCGCGGAAAATGGTCAGGGCTTTGGAAGCGCACCTTGAGGGCCGAATCAGCGATGACGAAGGCCGAGGGCTTGAGACCTACACGGTCGGCGGCGTGCCGATTACGAAAATCTCCTTGATGGACGCTCGCGAGCTTTTGACCAAATACCGTCGCGACCTCGACACCGAGATCGCCAAGGCTCGCGCAGACGCTGGCCTTTCCAACGGTCGAACCATTTACTCCAGATTTGAATGAAACCTCTTCTCTACGGGCCCAACAACAAGCCCATCCGCGCTCGCAATTTTGACGCGGCCAAGGGGACTCGATACACGAACGATTGGGTCGCAGGAACAGGCCCAGCGGATAACGCGATCAAGCAGGATGCCAAGTCACTGCGCGACCGTGCGCGGGATTCTGAGCGGAATGACGGCTACATCGAGGGCGCGTTAATGGCTTTGGAATCCAACGTCATCGGCCAGCATGGTATCCGCATGAAATCGCTTGCCCGTCGAGCAGATGCGAGAAGCAAAAAAGGCTTGTCCAATAGCGCCGACAACAACGCGAGAGCGAAGGTTGAGGAGGCTTGGGAGGATTTCTCCCGGCGTGGCAATTTCGATGTCACGCGCCAGTTTTCACGCGCTGCTTTTGAGCGTCTCGCCTTGCGGTCTGCGGTTCGCGATGGCGGCTTTTTGACCCGCACCATCGAGGGCTTTCCGAAAAACGATTTCCGCTTTGCTGCGCAGGGCATCGAGATCGACGCGCTCGATCCGCATCACCGAAACGATGCCGCTCGCATCTACATGGGCGTGGAGTTTGACGAGTGGGACGAGCCGATCAAATACCACCTTAGGAAAATGGATCCTAAGAGCGGCAGGTATACGCGCGAAACATTCGCAGTGCCTGGTGACAACATGATCCACACATTCTTGGCGCGTCGAATCAACCAGAGCCAAGGCTATTCGTGGCTGGCCAACGCCCTACTTCGCCTTCGTCATCTTGCCAAGTTTGAAGAGGCCGAGGTAATTGCCGCCCGTATCAGCGCCAACAAGCTAGGCTTTTTCAAGCAGACGGGCGAGGCCCAATACACTGGCGACGAGGACGATGACGGCAAGGCCATTGCGCCTTCCGCACCAGGCACGTTTGAGACGTTGCCCCACGGCGTCGAGGCCCAAATGATTGATCCGGCGCATCCGAATAGCGCGATGCCTGATTTCCGCAAGGCCATTCTGCGCGGAGTCAGCCCCGGCATCTACGTCAATTACAACACATGGGCGCAAGACTTGGAGGGCGTTTCTTACTCTAGCATTAGGCAGGGCGTACTTTCAGAGCGCGACATTTACAAGATTCTCCATTCGTGGTTCATCGACACTTTTGAGATTCCGCTTTTCGAGCGTTGGCTACGAATGGCGCTCTTGATGGGCAGGATTGAAGGCTATAGCCTCCTCGACTTTGACCGTCTTTCCCATGTCGAGTTCTCTGGCAGGACTTGGACTTGGGTTGATCCAGTTGGCGACATCGAGGCCATCGAGCGAGAAATCGCCCTCTCACTCAACTCTCGCGAACGCGCGGCCAAGGATCGCGGCTTGAACATCGACAAAATCATTGCCGAGAACGAGGCCGACAACGCCAAGCTTGAGGCGGCAGGGCTTCCTACGACGATTGGCAAGCAGGTTCCGATGCCGGTTTCGGCTCCATAAAGACCAGCGACTCAAGGGCCAGCGCAGCCTCTTCGCTGATGCGAACGGCTCCGGTTTCGCGAGCGTTGATGGTTTTACGCGTCACGCCTAAACGCGAGGCAAGCCCGCCCTGAGTAAGGGCGAGCTTTTCGCGGAGGGTTTTGTATTCGGGGGCGGTCATGCTTTGCGAATCACGCAAGTTTTTCGACGAGGCCCGGGAATTGTTTTTCAAAAGCTCCCATCACGTCAGCAAAGGCGGCTTTTGGATCCATTCCTTGTTTGACCAAATCCAAAAACTTGGCTTCAAGGATTGCTTTGATTTTTGCTTTGGCTTCGGTTGCGGTGTTGTTCATGTTTTAAATGTAACATAAAGTGACTCCCGCGCAAACAAAAAAGGTAACTTTTTTTCTCTTTTCTTTGCGCGTTACCCCAAAAAGCGGCAAGCGCAGCCTTGTCTGGGCCAAGCTTGCCGCGCGGGGCTTTTCGCTGGAAATTATGCAACTAGTTGCATAATATTATGCAACTAGGCTTTTAAGAGCTTCCTTTTTTGAAATGAACCACCCGATGTGATTTCCGGCGGCTCCGATAGCCTCCCATTCGGTGGCACAGAAACAATGAATAATTCCGACGGGTTGAAGACCTGCTGGCTGATTCGTTTTGCGAAAAACCAAAATGTTGTTTTTGTCTGCGGGGTCTTTGATTTCGATCATTGCGGTGGTGTTCTTGTTCATGGGTTCAATGTAACCTAAGGTTACACCCATGCAAGAGAAAAATGTAACCTTTTTTTCTCGCTTCAAAGCTCGCCCCAGCACTTTCGAGGAACCGATGAAATCACGCTCAGACAATCCTCCTTTTCAGCGTCGGTCATTTTCGATTTCTTGATCATTGCGGCGATCTCGTCGAAGAGGACATTTTGCGCGGCCATTAGCTCGTCCACGTTGGCAAGCTCCCGCCTCTTTCGCGCATTGTCCATTTCTAGCCCCTCAGCACGCGCTGTAGCCTCTCGCGTCCTCGCCTCCTCTAAAGACATTGCCCCTTCACTGCGAGCTGGTGGAGGACGAAGCTGGGCGATTTCAAAGATGTCGTAAAGCTTCGCTCCCTTGTCGCCTTCTTCAAACTTCAGCCCCAGGTGCGAGGCGCGTTTTTCCACTGTCTCGCGGTTGGTGCGAAACATCGAGGAAAGAGCCTTGATTGAGAAGCGTTGCATCACCTTCCTCTTCCCGAATGAGCCTGTGCGCGTTTGGCGATCTTGTCCGCGATTCGCTGGCGCATCTTCGCCGCGCTTTTATTGACGCCCTCCTGCAATGCTGGAGCCAAGACTTTGTTGGCGTGGTCCATGTCAACGCCTTCAATTGTAAGTTCAATGGCCGGAATCAAAATCGTGCCTTTGTCCTCGGCTCCTGCGTTTTCGATTTTCTTGCGAAGCGATGCGACCTTTGCGCCAAGATCCTGCGCCATCTTCAGAAACAGCGATTTGCTGTATTTGATCGCAGAGATGCGGCGATTGTAAAGACGTTCGGCCTCCCTTTGGTTTCCATTGCCGCGAGTAAATCCGGCCTTTGCTGCCAGCGCGTTAAAAAGCCCGGTTTTCAGATTGGGAATCGACGATTTCTTTGCTGCCGTTGCTGACTGATTGGCTTTAAACGCAACATCTATTGCTGTTGATTTCACAACGGTTTTCAAATCTCGCGACGATTCCTTCTCGTATGCCTGCAATGCAGCCATAAACTCGCGAACGTCTACCGATGCCGTTATTCTGTCCATACTCAACTAAACCACGCATCCGCATGTTCGCCAAGGATCTCCTGCATTTTCGCCGATGCGCTCCTGCCTGGTGGCACAATGTCGCAGCCTCGCTCGAAAAGGTCCGCATTGCGCAACTGCATACCGATGCACAAGGGAAGCTCGTCCATGTAATAAGCCCAACTCTGCCCAGGGAGCTTTGCCGCTACGGTGGAAACGTAGTCAGCATCGCTCCCGATTACTCCCCCACGTTGGAGGTGTCGCGACCACCGGAGGGAGATTCGACGGATGCGGAGACGGTCTGGATGTCCTCGCAGATCATGTTCAGAAGCTGAACGGCTTCGATCTCCTCCGCGCCTCCGATTTCGCCGCCCTCCTTGTCCCACCATGCCATCATCTCAATGATCGCTTGGTCGCGATTGAGACAGGCGCGAGCAACGCGGGAATCCTCGACGGAGCAGAGCCAGACCACCATGATCGAGTCGAGCGTGATTTGATCCCAGACTCCGTTTTCATCCGGCCTTGCGCGACCGAGGAAGAGGGAGTTGCCCATGCACCGCGCTGCGGTCGAGCGGGACTTGGAAAAGGGTTTAAGAGGTTTCCCTTTGAACTGGTAGGATCGGCTACGTGCGGCGACGATGTCAGGCGTGACAGTGTTTTCTTTTTCGATGTCTTCGATGGTGATTTGGCTCATGCTTCTTTTTTGGTTATTTGACCCATCTGCGGGCTAGTTTCTCAAATTGCGGACCTTTCGGAATGACAAGCGGGAAGCCCTCCCGCTCGATCTTGATGGCGGGATTTGCGGCTTTCCAGATGTCTTTAAGCTCTAGGTAATTGGCGACCCATGCTTTTACCCATGCGAACATGGCAGGCATCCAGATGGCGTCAAATCGTTCAGCGATCTTTCCGCCGTTTCGCCTTCCTGCGGCATTGCGGATGACATCAGGCATGTCGGAGAGCATTTGCGCGGCACGCTCCTCCTCGTCGGTAACGGCACGCATTCCAATGGCGAATTTCCCATCGGCGAAGGACTTGATGTGCGCGATGGCACAATAAACGTGCAGCAATTCCAGATCGTCGGCGATCTGCTGCCAATGGTCCTCTGTCCTCGCGCTGATCATTCGCGCCGGCAGGGCTGCGGCCTCAGTCATGTCTTGCGAGGGATCGCGCCAGACTTTGGCGAGCGACAAAGGGCCGACAGTCTTGTTGTCGAGGTGATAGCTAATCGTTCCCGGCTCGTCTGGATCGTAGGTAACGCCCTTTGAATAGACGTTAGACACGCCTGGAGTTCCCGGTTCAAGCTCGACGCCAGCAGTCACACAAGCCGCGAAGAAGCGCGGACATTGCGTTGGGATGATGTTAACTCCCGCCCCTTTTAGTTCACTCATTCTCAGGTGATGTCAGGGTGCTTGGTGAAATTCACCGTAGCCGTGGCCAGAGCGCCTCGCGATTGACTGATTTCGATGTCGTCCATATAGAAACCTCCCGTGGTGATACCGTAGCCAGACACGGAATTTGCGATGGTTTCGGCAGTTCCGAAAGCGACACCAAGAATGCCGCTTAGAGCGGAGGTGTTAACCTCGCCGGTAATCGTGCAGGTGGTCGCGGTCAGGAAGTTGTAAACGAAACCAGTGGGCGATCCGCCTTTGTCTTCGATGAAGATCTTTTCGTTGGTCCAGCCTTGGCGAAAGTCGGAAATGTTGATCGCCGTTTCCGCAGCGACGACGCCTTTGATCATATTGGTTGCAGATACAAAAGTGGGAGTTGGCATGGCTCAGATGGGTTGAATGGTTGCGACAAGAGAATAGGTCACGATGCGGTCGTTTTCGTTCTCGACCGTGCGAGGCGCTCCGATCATTTCGACGGCTTGCCCTCGCGGCATGGTAAAGGATTTGGCTGAGTAAGCGGAAACCGTTTGCTTGGCAGAGTCGGCATTGCCGATCATTTCGCGCATGAGTTCGCGCTGTTGTGCATCAAGATTGCGGGTCTCGATGTCGATGGAGATGGGGAAGATGTTCGTTCCGATTGGCTCCTCGGCTCCGGTCTCGGCTTTGATACCGATGGACGTTCCAACGCGTTCCTCGGGCTTGCTAGAGGTTGCGATGACAATACCAGGGAAGGCATCACGGAAAACCCGTGCGATGCTATCCTCGACTCGCTCTGCCAGGTCTGGGGTGGTATCAATCATTGGTCAGATCAATGGAAAGGATTCTTTCGCCTTCGGGCTTGATTGCCGTGATGCGATATTTCTGCCCTTGGTAAAAAACGGGCGCTTGTTTGCGCGGCGTCGTGCCTCTGTTTAGGATCGTAGCGGTGAGGGTGCTTTCGCGGTTGTCGATTCCGAATTCGCTAGCCTCAAAGGAGGTGTCGCCTTGTTCGATAATTGCCCTCATCTTCACGCCGTCGATTTCGATCATCTTGCCTTCAAACGCGATCAGATCGGCAAGGGCTGCTTGATGATCGAGGGTTGCATAGCTCATTTTAGGATGGCTTTGACTTTGGCGGTGAGGCTGGCGTCAAGACCTTCGGCAATAAATGCCGTGAGGTTTTTCCGCTCGTCCTCGATGACCGTCTCTTGGTCCGGTGTGCCGTTGAGCATTTCGACAATGTCAACGATGCGCTGGATGCGGTTAACCCTGTCCGCAGTCGCACCAGGGGAGGGAAGAGGCGGAACCTCCCCCGGTGCGTCGTCGGCTTTCGCTTCTGAATTTACTGCGGGCATGAATGGGATTTTTTAGCAGACCACCGTGTAGGTGAACGAGGTGGCGATGTTGGAACCGCCGCCAGTTTCGACGGCCTGATTGACGGCGACGTATTCGCCAACGTTCTGGCCAAGCTCGAAATCCACATAACCAGCGTCGAAGCCGGTATTCCCGGTGATGACGTAGGTAGCAGTGGGATCGGTTTCGGCGGCGAGCGCTCCGGTAGCTCCGCTCTTAAGAGTAAGCGTGAGGAGCTTGGTGGCGACGAGGACGCTGTTCGCAGGCCACGAAGCGCGGAGCTTCATGCCTTCGCGATGCGGTCCAGCAGGCCCGATGTAGATTTCATCGGAGTCGTTGTTGGCAGCGGCAGCGGGGAGCGCCTTGGTAACGCTCAGGAGAGCGTCTGCTTTGTTCCGGCGATTAACTTTTTGTGACATGGTCTTGTGTAGTTGGGGTTGTCAGGATGGGTTAAATCAGACCGTCTCCGCATTGGACAGGTTGATGGTTTGGTAGATCGGCACACCCTGATACTCTTCCGGCATCGGAGCGGGAGCGCCGATGGGCGAGTAGGTGGTGCGGCTAACTTGGAGCTGCTCGACGGAGCGAGGAGTCGCGAAGATCGCATTCGGGTTCATGCCGAGTTCGCGAGCTTGCCGGAATGCCTTTGCGAGGAGAGCGTCGGTCAGACCCTTGCCGGAATCGGTTCCGAGGTTCTTGATGCGGATCGCGCGGTTCTTGTTCGCGAGGCGAGGAGCGACGCGGCCCGAGATCCAGTTCTGAAGGCAGCGGAGGCTGTTGCCGTTGGCATCGTCAACCGTCTCTTCGGTCCAGTCTTCACCAAACAGGAGGGTGTTGTCGTTGCCGTAGACGTGGTCGCATTCGCCTTGGAGAAGCTCCATGACCCAGACGGAACTCTTAGCGGTCGAACCGGTAGCATCAACAACGTGAGTCGCGGCGCTGTTGGACTGAGCGAGGAAGCCGGGAGCCGCCTTGGAATCAACATTTGCCTGAACCGTGCCAGCATACCATTGTTGGAATGCGATGTGGCTAAGAACGGCCTTGGTCACGCTGCGGGCTTCGGCAGTCAGGACACGGGCCGGATCCTTGCTGGCGTTGAGAACGCCTTGGATGTCCACGTTAATGAACTGCTCGATGATCGAGGTTTGGAAGATGCGCGATGCGAACGTTCCCTTTTTGGCCGAGGTTCCTTCGTTGGCATTCCGGTATCCGACGGAGGGATTGCCGGTCTGAATCGAAAGCGTCACGGTATCACCGGAGATGGTGTCAACCGGGAACACGGCGATTTCGGGATACATCGCGACCACTTCCTCGACGATGGGCATACCGATTCCCTCGTCGATGGCGAGCTTGTCAACGAGCGTCACGGATCCGGTCAAGGAGCGGTGGAAGGGGGTTTGCGATCCGCCAATGTAGTTGCGCGAGAACTCGCGAGCTTCCGAGTAAGTCGGAACAACGATGTTGCGGCCACGGTCACCCAAGGCACGCTTGGCGTTCTCCGCCCAGGTGCTTTGAAGGTATTGGCGAGTGCCCTTCTTGACGGGTTCGCTGACGATTTCGACGCGGCCAGCGGAGTAAGCGGGGTTTTCGGTTTTCATAGAGTCGAGGAGTTGGCGCTTGTAGTCGTCAATGCTCAGGCCGCTTTCGATGGCTTTGGTGATCTCAGCCTGGTTGCGGCGGAATCCATTACCGCATTCGGTAATTTCAGCGGCACGCTTGCGATCTTCGGCGATTGCGCGTGCGGCTTCTTCCTTCGCAAGTTGAGCGATTTGAAGCTTGTTGAGTTCCCGTTCCACCTCAGCGGCGGCGCGGACTTCGTTTTTGGTTTCCGCCGGAGCGATCGCAGCGGGAGCCGTTGCGTTGTCGGCGCGTTCTTGGTCGTGGTCTTGGTTTTCCATGGTAATGGAGGTTGAAAGTTCAGCGGCTCGTTGGCCGAAGATGGATGCGCCATCGCGCACGCCGGCGCCGTCGTCGGCAGGAATGGAAACAAGGGAGATCTCGAAAGGCTCCCAATCCATGACGCGATAGGTTTCTTTGCCGCTCTGCTTGTCACGCTTTTCCATGACGAGCGCGTGGACGCGATAGCCTACGGAAATCTTGGAGCGGATCCCGTCCCTAACATCTTGGAAGATCTCCTCGCCCTTGGCCGAACGCGAAAAGCGAACGGTTGCGGCTCCAGCTTTGCCGTCGATGCGAGCGGATTCGATCACGCCCACTTGTTCGCGGGGATCGTGATCAAGCAGAAGCGGCGCGGAATTGTTCAGCCGCTTGAGGCGAACGGACTTTGAACCGTGATCGAGAATCTCGACGCCCCAGCTCCGTTCGACTTGATCGGTTTCGGTCGAGAAAACAACGTCCACCGTTCGCTCGTCCTCGTTGATCGAGGAACGCGATAGGTCGAAAGAACGGACCTGCGGTGAGAATTGTTTTTTTGTGCCGCGCGACATTGCGCCAGACACCACAAAACGAAAAAGAAATGCAAGGGGATTTTTACATATGCTAATTACCAAGCAACGAATGCGCCGGCGATGTGCCTAGAAAGCCTTGATTGCACTAGGATTGCGCGGTTTTGCCCATTGCTCGGAAAAGTGCGATTTGAGAGCGAGTCGGAGGTTTTTGGCCGCGCTCGCAGTCTCAACAAGCGTGTAATCTGGTGTCCTCTTGGGGGCTTGTTGCGACTAGCGGAATGGCTCGCGACGACCCTGATCAGAGATATCGCCTCAGAGGGACCCGTAACTTGTTGGTTTTCAACGCCACTCTTCCGCCACATGGAACGCCCACGCCCTTGGCGCAAGTCGCTTGCATCTCCCTGTCTCATTAAGCAATCTCAATAAGAACTTGAGACGACACGCTTGAACGCATCGATCAGCTCGACAGGATCAACCATTCCCCATGCGTTGTGCGTGCGTCCAATCTCCATCTCGACACGGCGAACCAGCTCTTGGCCTGGGTTGCCTTGAGTCTCATCTTGCGTTGGTTGCTCGACATCCTCGATGGCATCAATGGCCTCGGCGCCCTGCATGGTATCAACCTGCTCGACATCCTCGACGGGTTGCACTTCAGCCTTGGCCTTTGCTGGCCGTCCTCTTTTCTTTTGTTGGTTCATAGGTTGGGTTGGTTAAGCTGCCATCATCAGCAGCATGAGAATGATCGCGCAGATGGTCAGGAGCATGGCGCATCCAGTGCAGCCGCAACATCCGCTCAACCCTCTGCCTAGATCAGCCCGTGCCTCTTTAGGTGACACTCCCGACAAAGCACGACAAGATCGCCCATGAATTGCAGCTCGGCCCCTCGATGAGCGTATGTCTTGTGATGCACGTCGAGACGGCAATTGCCCCTTTTGCAATCGTTGCATCGGCTGCCTGCGGTTTCCACTGCCTTGGACCTGACGCGCTTCCAATAATCCGTTTGCAGATATTGCGCGTATGGAATTTGATTTCTCCATTTTGCTTCTAGGTCTTCCAGTTTGGCCTTTTTTGATTTCTTGGCTTTCTTGGGCTTGTGAGATTCCCTTGTCGATGGCGATTCCCTCAATTGACGAAATTTCTCCTGCTTCCTTTTGCCTTCTTCGATCAAAAGCGAAATCCTCTTGGTTTCCTTTGCGTTCATTTTGTTCCATTGTGTTTCGTCTTGTCAAATGCCACCCAATAACCTTTCCGGCCTTTAAGGACGAGCTGCACGCGGATCGGTGATTTCTCGATTGCCAGCTGGAACTGAAGACTCCGCAGGAACTGGTGGACCTCACACCCTGCGGCAAAGCCCAGAACGTCGGTCAGGTGTTTGGCCGCGATCATCTCCCGGCCCAGAGCATAACGAAGGAAGGCAATGCGGCGAGCGTTGCGGACATAGCATCTCCTGCCGTGAGAATGCACCTCGCCTCCGTTAATCGGCAGCACTACCGGCGACTCCCACCCGTCGAGGATCGCATCATCCAGGTCGGTGTGGTAGGTCTTCTCGGTCATGCTTAAGGATTCGCCTACAAGTTTTTGTGGCTAACGCGTGTTCTGCCCAAGAAACATATCGCTCTGGGCGGTGGCGGCGCGGATTCGTTCCACCGCGCTTTTAAAGTATTCGGGGTCTTGCTCGATGCCGATGAAGCGGCGTCCCATTTGCACGCAGGCGATTGCCGTCGTGCCGCTTCCCATGAACGGGTCGATCACGATTTCATTCTCCATCGTGTGCCGCTGGATGACCTTCTTCATCATGCTGAGAGGTTTCGGGCAGGTGTGGATGTCCTTTTCCCCATCCCGCATGAATCCGACTCCACCGCCGCCAGAGATTGCCAGCACATCGCTTTTCGTGATACCGTTGACGTTTCCGAAGCCAGCCACATCCGGCCCGTAGCAAAGAAGCGGCGTCCATTGGTTGTATCCCCGCTTGCCGAAGGTTCCCGTGGTGTTCCATGTCACGCATCCAACCCACTCAGGTTGCGGATACAACCCTATTTGAGTCGGCCCGGGCATCACCACGGCACGACCAGCGGCGGCGAAGATGAGCGGCATCACTTCATCCAGCAGGGTTGCGAGATTCTCGCGGGTGTCGTCGTAGCTTCGATACGGATATTCGAGACCGTAGGGCGGATCAGTCACCACGATGTCACCCATGATTTGCGGCAGGATTTCCCGACAATCACCGTTGTAGAGCGTGACACCACAAGGCAGAACAAGACGCTGCATGGAACGCCGAGGAGCGTCTTTCGTGGATTCGGGCGGTAATAGGTCGGCGTCCATAAGCTTATGCGTTTGCTTAAGGGCGGCTTTCTTGGCCTAGATCAAAACGGAATATCGGAATGATCCTCCATCGAAACGATCACTGAGCTTTCCTGTCTAGCTTGCGCGGGAGTCGGCCCCTTTGTTCCAACCTCCTTCCAGTTGCCAATGATCGGCCCCTTCTCGCCTGCCATGCGGCGCTCCTTGCCCAGGTCCTGCGTGACGAAGCCATCGTTGCCGAACTGGTCCGGCCCTTCCTTGTTGTCGAAGAAGACCAGGCTCAAGTATTTGCCGTTCTTCCCTTCGTAAAGGGCGGTCTTGTCGATTTTGGTGACATTGATGTTTGCTGTTCTCATTGTATTACTTTGCTTGAATCAAATTCTGTAAATCGGAATCTAGCGGAATCGAAATTGAGTTTGAACATGCCAAGCCATCCGGTTTCGCGCTGCTTCTCGACAATGATCTCGGAGTCGTGCATAGACCGCTCTTCCTCGCTCGTCAGTTTTCCGGCCTTGCGCTTCTTTTCTTTCTCAGGGTTGCGGAGGACAAGCAGAACGTTGTCTGCATTGTTGACCATCAAGCTCGAGCCTTTGATGGCATACATGCTCGGCCTTGCTCCATCTTGCGCTGGCTTTGCCAGATGTGCAACCAGATGTAGATGACTTCCCGTTTCTTTGGCAAAGTCTTGGAGCCGATTACAAAACTCTCCTTGGGCTGGGTAATCCTCTTCCAAGCCCTGCACGCGCATCAACGAGTCGATGACGAAATGGCTTGTTCCATAGCGTCGGTGCGAGAACCACATCATCTCCATCAGCGAATCTTTGGTGATGGAGCCGACAACATCGGAAAAGACAATGCTTTCACCTACGTTCCGCGCAAACTCACGCGCAGCAGTCTCGTTGATGTTCCTTTTTCCGTAGAACACCGACAGCATCTTCCGAAGCTGAGTTTCAACGCGGATCTCAAAAGAGCCGATGAAGACCGGAATCCGTGCGCCCAAGAGCTGGGCAACCATGAAGTTGAGCATGGTAGACTTGCCAGCGTGCGAGAAGCCGCCCCAGATGGTCAGCTCACCTGGGCGGAAGTAAAACCCATCCCCATTGTGCCAATCCATTTTTAGGAACGGCATCGAAAACGGCTCGGGCTTTGGCTTCACGTCCTCGACGAGGCGATCTTCCATTTCCGCCGTCGTCACCAATCGCTCGATGCGAGGGCGCTTTGCGTTCGCTACCCAGTCGCGTGCGTCCTCGGCGGTGAATCCAGCCAGCAGGCAATCGTTTGCGTCCTTTTTGGGCATCGCGACGATAAAGCAACGATGCTTTCCAAGGCGCGTCACCGCCATGTCAGCGATCTTCCTCCCGGCCTCGTCTTGGTCAAACGCCAGATAAATCGAATCGAACGCTTGGAGGTTGTGCCATTCAAACTCCACCCATGTCGCCCCCGTGCCATTGGGAACCGAAAGCGCAGGAATTCCCCACTGATGCCATGTGGCCGCATCAATTTGGCCCTCGCAGAGCAGAATCGTTTTGGAACGGTAGCTCGACTCAGGGACGGCCTGCCATCCAAAAAGGCTTGGTGCGCAGTCCTTATCCTGCCACACCTTCTTTTTCTCGCCCAGCGTCCGATATGAGCGGTTAATGATCTCGCCGGCTGGAGATATGCACGGGAAAACAATGGCCTTTCGCTCTGTGTCGATCTCGATTTTCAGCCTCTCGATGATCTCCGGCTTCAACCCCCGCGCTTGGGTCAGCCAGGCGTAGGCGCGACCGTTTGGTGATGGGGCTTCAGACTTAATCGCGGGAGCATGGCCGTAAACCCGCTTTTCGTGCTGCCTGACAGGCGCGAAGATGCCAAGGTATGTCCTCACCGCAGAAACGGCTTCCCCTGCGGAAATTTGTCGAGAGAGACGCCAGAGGTCCACGAGGTCGCCGTGGTCGTCGGTGGCCCAATCTCTCCACTGACCTGCATGACCTCCCGTCATCGTGAGTTTGAGCGAATCACCTGGTGCGCCTGACAGGTCGCCGCAGATCCACTCGTTGCCGTGACGCCTCCCGCCGGGGAGAAGCATTGGCGCAAGCTCCTCAATCCTGCCGACGAGTTGCTCGGAAAGGTCTGAAACGGTTAGAAGCATCCAGCCTCCTCTTTTTCGATTTCTTCATCTGTCCAGTAATCTGGGTGATCTCCTGCCGCCTCTCGGGCCTCGGCCTCCTTGTGCCGCATCAGCTTTGCCATGAGGTCGTCCTCTTCTTCGGGGGCCGTCTCAGCGGCGGATTGCGCTCTTGGCCATTGCGGCTCGTAATCAGACGGGCTTTTCTGGCTGGGCATGTAGCCGTGCGATTTCCAAGAAGCGACCGTTGATTTCCAGCAGAATATCTCCCTGCTGCCGTTGGTCCAGCCATTGCCCTCAAACTTGTTCCAGGTCCCCTCGGCATCGCGAGGGTAAAGGTCAAGGTCGCGGAAAAAAGCATCAAACTCCTCACGGCTTTGTGGGCGAGCATTGCTCGACCTAGCGGCAAAGCCGCTTTCATGCTTTTGTTTTTTCTTTTCTGCTTCTGCTTCTGCTTCTGCCTCTGCTTTTACTTCTGCTTCTGCTTTGTCGGTCTGAGGCGTTACGGTAGCGTTACGGTGCGTTACGGAGGCGTTACGCTCCCTGTGGCGACGTTGCCGCTCAGAATTGGCCTCCTTAGCCTCGGCCAAACTTGCCATCCTACGGTATTTCGCGTGGTTCAAAAGCTCCCAGCCCCCGTCGATCTTGGCGATTCGACGCCCGTCATTCTCGGGAGTCCGTGAGTAAGGATCAGGCCCAAGGAACTTAGAGATGGCGATCTCGGCGTCACTGATGCTGACAGCCGCCAATCTGGCCAAACCCGGTATCGATGCCTGCACCTCGCCGTTTTGATCTGCGATTGCCAACATCGTAATCCAAACGATGCGCGTCTTGTCATCCTCGGTCCAGATCGTGGACGTTATGATGGAGTTAAAAAGCTTAGTGTAATTTGGCATAACGTTACTGTAACGGTGAAGCGTTACGGAAAGGCTCAACAAAATGAATTGGATTCGCAAGACGATTTATCGCCCATTCCGCTGGCGATATTCCCTCTGATATTGCCTGTTGTTCTCCGCGCAAATCTCGCATCGCGTCCGATTCGGCACGGCCAACCTAGCGCATATCGCGCATCTACCGGCGGCGATCTGCTTGTTTTGCCAACGGCGGTTTCTGATGGTTTTTCCGTCTCCGTTCATTTCGTCACCCTTTCCATCTCTGCGTTGTGCAAATCGGCAGTCTCTTGAAAGTTTCGGTGATTCCTCACCATTTCGACGGTCCAAGGCTTCCACTCGAGAGAGACGACTTCGCGGATGTGGACCTGCCTCACCCCGTTAATGCCACAATTTTGTTTAGCCTCTTGCTCAGTAGGCCAAATGCTTCCTCCGGGTTTGGAATCATGATAAAGGTTGATCCAGCCTTCTATCCTCTTCGCTTGCGGGCGGTGTTGCTCAATAACCTCGATAAGTGCGCGTTCCTCTTCACTGAGGGAATAGGGCCGGATCGATTCCGCGAGCTTCAACGCGGCTTCTAGTAGTTCGTTTTGTTCTATCATATCAATCAAGTTTCAGTTTGAACATCAACGAGTTCACGGCCTCGCGCTCCGTCTCTCCGCATTGTGTTTCAACCTCGCCGAAAAGCTCAATTGATGCTTCCCAGTAGGAATCAGACATGTCGAAAACGTAGAAGGTTTCAATGCCCAATCGTTTCGCGTCCTTCTTCCAGCGCGGCACTTCGTCTGCCATGTCGAGGAAATCAGAGACGCTCATTTCGCCCTCCCCTCGTCGAAGCGGGACCACTCCGCCATGACGCGCACCTCAGTCAGTTCCGCGATAGCCCGATCTTTCTCGTCCCGTTGCGCTCCCATTTCGAGGGCGAAATAGAAGGCAAGCCCGTAGCCCAAGCCTGTGATCAGGCAGAGAATTCCGATAAGGTAGTCCTTCATGATATGTCGATTTCTTTAAGTTCGTATTTTCCGTTTTTGTTCTTTTTCCAGCCATGGACTAGCAAGATCCATCCGGCTTTTCTCAGATGCTCTAGCGCATCCGATTCGGTCATTTTATTGATGCGGCTTTTTGTGTTACTCCAGCTCGTTGATTGCACCGCTACGGTCTCACCGTCCCTGATTGCGAGGATGTCAATGATCCCAAAGAGATCGTGACGGGTTTTGGTGAAGGAGTTCCACCGCTCAACAACCTGGACCAACTGACACGTTTTGCGCAGATGGGCCAGACTGCGAGCGGTGGGGGATTGTTTCATGCAAATTGCTCCATCAGCACTCGAAAAGCTCTTTCTGCTGTTGCTGGCACAACTCCGTTTCCAAGAAGTCGGAGTTCGTCAGTTCGATTGTCACAGGTTGTGAACAACTGGGCATGGTCCAGCCAATTGGCAGGCCCATCAGCGTCTCGACCCAGCGAGGGTTTAACTTGCCTTTCTGTGTCCTCTCCACCATCGGAGTCAGTTCCTTGTATTCCCGCTCGTTGTTGCCCCGGCCGCTCTTGTGGTCGCGAGCTGTTGGTGTGGCCCAATCCTGAACCATCTCCACCTGTTGATTTATTGTCTGGGATTGCAGCACCATCCTTCCATCCGGCGTCTTGCGGTAGGCTCTCTCGCCTGGTCTCGCTGGTTGTCCATCCTTCGTGTAAAGCGTCTCCACTCTCGCTCCTGCTTCGTTGGCCTGCGGGGTGCGCCAATCCACCAACAACTCTTGGCGGCTCCCATGCGAACTGCTGCTCGCCGGGGCGGCTTGGCCATGCATTGCAACCGCAACATTGAGGTTCTGCATTGCGTTGTCCCGCTGACCCATTTCGTTGCCCGTAACTGAGCGATAGTCTCTCGCCTGAATCGTCGGCCAATTCGCCGCACTCTTCACTACTACCGTTGTCAGAGACTCCTGCGATCCTTTCATTCCACGCGAGCGATCTTGAAAGCCCTGCCTCACCTCCGAGGCTACTGGTGAGGGCCATGATAAAGACCCGCTTCCGTTGATGAGGCGCGCCGACTTCAGACGCTGAGAATATGCCCCACGTTGTTCTGTAACCCATTCCTGCCAAGTCTTCGATGACGTTGGGCAACCCCAAAGAGATATGTCCTTCGACGTTTTCAAAGAAACAGATCCTTGGTCGAAGAATGGAAATTCCGCTTGCGATGAAGGGCCAAAGATGTCGAGAGTCGTCTGATCCTGCTCTCTTCCCGGCGGAGCTAAATGGTTGGCAGGGATAACCTCCAGTGAGGATGTCCACGCGATCTCGAAAGCTCTCCCATGGGAAGGTTTTAAGATCCGTCCAGATAGGTGCTGAGTCCAAGAGTCCCGCTTCCATCTTTGCAACCAAGTTCGCACAGGCGAAGGCTTCGATCTCACAAAGAGCGACTGAGCGCAGAGTTGGGATTGCTCGACGCAGTCCAAGCTCAATGCCTCCATATCCGGCACATAAGCCGATATGAGTTGTTTGGGAACAATCCACATTGATCATGCCTTTCTTTTGTTTGCAGCAATCTCCTGCTCCCATGCTTCCTCGTATTGCTCCGAGAACGAGATCAGTGCGGCTTTGAGCTTTTCCGTAAACTCATCGCGTTCGACGAGGATGCGGAGCGGGGCGAGGCCGGGATTCCAAGATTGAAACCACCATCCCCCTGTGGCTCCCGTCACGGCGAGTGAACCATAAATTTGAAAACGATATTCTTCCGGCAGTTCGTTTGCGCGACGGTATCGGATGTGCGTTTCGGGAACCGGAACCTTGCCTTCAAATCCAATCGACTGACCAACGATCAGACCATCCGGCGAACAGCCGAAACGCCCGAATTTGGACAGGCAGAATCCAACATCCGCGACCTTGATCCCGGTCTCGCCTTCAAACGCAGCAACTGCCTGCGGTTCCAGTTCGGTCCCGCGTTGCATGGCCGCGTTTTCAAAGTTAGGATTCTGCCAACACTTGGCCCGTTCGCTGATGAGCTTACAAATCGCCTTCTCTCTCGCCCCTTCCGCAACCTTGCCTTTGGCCAAAAGCCACGGCCCGAAGTTCGATGCGGTCAATACTCCACGGCGAAGGTCATGCCATTCCTCGGAGCGTTGCTCGCAATAGTAAATCGTGCAGTCTGGAAATTCTTTCATGCTGAGGCGAGCGTTCTGGGTTTAGTTGCGAAATCCAATCGAAGCGCCCTGTCCAGAATATCATCATTGGGCAGGTGGTTGATGCTTGGGAGGATCTCGGGCTTGGCCGGTTCAATCCGTGCCGGTATGACCTCGCGCTTAGATGCTGGAACAAGCTTCCCGCGAACCATCTTCGCGTCCTTGGCCGGGATCACTCTCGCCGGAATGATCCTTTCCTCGGTCGCGTCGATGCCAGTTTGAAAGTCGCATTTGCCGCCAAGGCCAACATACAAATCGACGCGGCGCTGCATCTTCTTTCGCTGCCTTGATGTGAGATCAAAGTTCCGGATCTGATACTCGGGAAGAAGGCGGCGAATCGCCGCGAGGTTGAATCGGATGGTTGGGTTCCCACCCAGGTGATCGATGTGGTAGATGGAAACGTCTTTCATGCCTCCTCCTTCACCTCGGTCGATTCCGCCTCAATGGCAGGTTGGGAAAAGGAAACCTTCGCGGCCTCGTTGGCTGCTCGATTCACCTGGATATCTGCGAGCTTGTCGCCGTCCTTGTCGAGCGCATCGTGGAACTCAGGCGAGAGCGTCAGGCGCTTACTGTGGCGTCGGATGACGGTCTTTTTGGCCATCTCCTCAAAATCGGTCACCCAAGGGCCGGATCCGCTCGCCTTTGACCGTTTCCGAATCGCTTCGACTTCCGCGAGCGTCATCACCTCGGTGTCGATCTCGCCGTTGGACATTTTCACGATGCTGTAGACGGCTTGGAGCTTCCCGCGATCTTCCCGCCAGTTGACGGAGTGCTGGATGTCGCCGTTGACCCATTCAAACGAATCGTTCTCCTTGACCGTCTCGGCCTTCCACGAAACCACCTCGCCGCTCCGCTTTGCCAGCTCGACGAGTCCCTTCCAATCGACGATCAATTGGACCTCTTTGCCGTAGGGGATCAGGTGGCAGCGCCGTCCATCCGGTTCAAGGCCAAGGCTAGAGCAGTCGAGCATGGCTCGCATAAAGCTTTCCTGCGAGCATTCTGCCAGCTTCGGGGAGCGAAGGAGGAGCGTGGTCGCAACGCGCAGAAAGCGATCTGGCGTCATGTGGGAAGGCAAAGCGCGAGCAATCTGCGCACGCACGGCCTCGGAATTGATCAGCCCCTTAATGGTGCGAGGGGCTTCGGTGATTTCGTTTTTCATTTGTCTCTTTTTTTTGGTTCTAAATACTGGCCGTGACATTGTCACGCAGACCGCCCATAAAGGCGCTTCGTGGTCTCGCGGATCTCAGCGACAACCTCGTTGTAGTTCGCGACCTTCTCGCCCTTCCATCGGTTATTGTTTGAAGTCACAAGCGCAACGCCTCGCTTGTAGGTCTTTTCCATCATGCGGCGTTTTTGGAGAGTGTTTTTGTTAGCCATGTTGTTTTTTTGGTTTTGATTTTTCGCGTATCAGTCGCGCCCCTGCCCGTTGTCGGGAAAAATATCGAGAGCCAGCGCGTAAAGCGCCTCCTCGATGGCATCGACAGAATGAAGTCGGATGCCTAGGTTCTTGAGCATCCTCACTTGGACAGCAAAGCCGTCGTAAACAAGGTGATCGCATGACTCGCGCTTACGCCGCTGGAATGCGCGGATCTCGGCAATGAGCTTGTCAGTCTCGCGTTCATGGTTTGCGAGTAGTTGGTCGATGTTCATAATGATTTACCAGTTGTCTTCCTCGGCTCCAAAGGCCTTCCGCTCCATTTCGGCTATGCGCCATTTCAGATTCCGGCTTTGCCCAATGCCCTTCATGCCGGTCTTTGTGGCAGCGTCATCAATCGGTTTTGAAATCGCAGCCCATCTAGCGTTTTCGATTCGCCGCTGAAAATCCTCAACGCTTTCGCCTTGTTTGCGTTTGCTCGATTTCATGTCAGCGATTTCTGAATCAGCGCGTCGATGGCGTAGTCGTAGTCGCGGCGCTCGACAACGGATGGATTGAGTTCCTCCCCTGTTTCGTTGTCGATCACGGCAACGATCTCGGATCGCTCGATCTCGAGCGTGACGCTTTTCTCGGCCTCGGGACCGTCGAGCAGGTAGCGCGAGACGACGCCGGAAACGGAATGAGGAATCATGGCCAGATCAGATCGAAAAGGGCTGGCACATTCCAAACTGCGAACACGGCAAGCGTTGTCAGCAGCTTTACGAGAAAGTCCATGGGATCAAAGTGCATTTGAAGCGATGTGGATGAGAGTTCCAGGGGCAACGTCGAAAAATGCGACAGGCTCAGTTCTCCGCTGGGCCTCGTAGCGAGCGCGAGCGCGTTCAAGGGCGTCTCTCATCGCGAAATAATCCGCGTCCGATTTGGCAGCGACTCCAGCCTCGAAAGCTCGGTTGAACATGTCGGCGACGGAATCCGCCGATGAGAATGAGAGGAACTCCTCCATGCGTGCGCGGAGGTTATCCGCTTTTCGATTTTGAAGAATGCTCATGCTTCGTCCTCCTCTGGTTGATTTGCGGCGGAACGAATAGCTCGCATAAGCAAGCGGCGAGCTTGTGCGGAGCGGCTCCGGTCCTGCTCTTGCGCAAGAGCGTCGAGCATCGCGCCCTCCTCGTCTGGAATTTCAATGTTTAGAATCATGCTGCTTGGGTTTGAAGTTGGACGCTGAAATCTGCGATTGCGCGGCGCTGAATCTCTGCGGCTTGATCGGCAGAGATCGTAATGTGCAAAAACTCTTTCTCCTTCGGACTGACCGCATCGGGCTGGATGTTGACCAAAAACCAATCCGTTGCGCCGCGCTCAATGTAGACGCGGGTGCTTTTCGCGTTGTATTTGTAAGAGTTCGCGGACGGTCCCGCTGGGCGGAACATGACCTTCGCGCCCTTCCACTTCGCCTTGGGGATCGCAGACAGTTTGCGCTCCGCGCCATTGATCGCTTCAAAAATCTGCTTGGTGCAGGTCACCGTAAACGATTCCGCCTTGCCGTTTACCTTGAGGAGTTCCGCGTTGATCGCTGCGTTGTTCTGAATGCTAACTTTAATTCTCATGCTCTCTTTTGTTTTCGTCGGCGGCTCATCCGCTGACGAGGGAATTCTGTCACCTCCCTTAAAAATGGCAAGGGATTTTTTTAAGGACAAGAGAGAAAAGATTAAAACCCTTCTGCTACCTCGATCTCGACCGCATCGAGCAGGACGCGAGCCGCCTCGATCATTTGCGCCTCCAGATCTTCCTGCGGCGTGATCCACTCTTCGCCGCTTCCGCCGTCTTGATCGGCCATCCGGTGGCCGTAGCCTCGCAGACGCGCCGGCAGGTCGTCGGGATTCCACGGGCAATCAACGCCTAATCTGCTGCCAATCGCGACCGAATTAGGCGATTTGCCTGAGCGGTGCAGCTCGCAGACGAAATTGATGGGAGGGCAACAAAGGCAGATCATGCCAGCCCTCGAAAAACCACGGCTTCGATTTTCCTGACGATCTGCTCTTCCACCCAATCAGCAGCCTCGTCTGAGATGGACGCAGCGTGACGCAGCTCCGCTAGCAAAAGGTGCAGAACTTCATGGACTGCTACCTGCGCCGTTTGCTCTTCTCGCTCGCACAACTCCAGATCGACTCGACAGGTCGCAGTGCAGGATGCGGGATCTGGTTCAATGCTTGCGTAGTTTCCCGCACCAGGCTCAACCGAAAAGCGAACGTCATAATGAGCGAGTCCAAGGGCATCCTGCGCTCTGCGGAAATGTCCCTCAAACGCGCTCATCGGCCTTCCAGCATGTTGCCCAGCAGGGAGCGCCCTTCCCAGATCCCCACATTGATGTGGAGGAACTCCCCGCTTTTGGCAATGACTTGATAGCCGTATCCGTGGCTCCATCCTGTTGGGTCCGAATGCCTCCAGAGCGGTTGACGTTGGCACAAGCAGCCGGGATTCCACGCTTTGACAAGGCCGACGCCGGGAAGGACTCGCGTGGCCGAATCTTCTCGATGGGTATGGGCGAAGACCACATTTCCTGCCGTGCGACTCACCGAATCGCTCGCAGCGTTTTTGGATCCGCTCAATTCATGCACGAAAAAGATTTTCCCCATCTTGATCCAGCCAGGAGGCAGGCCCGGAACGTGAGTCTCGGATCGCCGGTAGTAGATGATGCCGCGCTCTTTGAGCTTGAGGAGAAACTCAGGCGCGTTGAGCTGCCGCAGGAACTCAGCATCTCGCGAGTTCGACATCGTCTCATCGATGACCCAACGCTCGACCCGGTCCTCGTGGTTGCCTTCGATGAAATGAATCTGCGCGGAGGGCGCGGCCTCTTGGAGCTGATCGAGGAACCAGTTGCCATGGGCGATGTCATCCTGATAGCTGTAGGTCGTCTGCGCGATGTAGTTGGCCGCGTGGTGCTTGGCCAAAAACCCACCACATTCTACAATGTCGCCGTTCAAAATGATCTCATCCGGCGAAAGTCGGCGCACATCGCCAAGAAACGCCTCGACGGCAGCGCGATCCATCATGGACCCATGAACATCGTTCGCGATGAGCCTGACCGTCTCGGTCTTGACCCTCGGCCTCGGCTTGTATTCGTTCTTAATTGGGAACTTTGCCGCTCGCAGCGCATTATATTCGTCCAGCGCATCGTCTCGATCCTTGCGAAGGGCTGAAGCTTCGGCTCGGGCCTTGGCAAGTTCTGCCTGCGCCTTTACAACGCGGTTCATTGCGTCGGAGTCGCTTACAAGCTTGTTGGAAAGGTCGATCTCTTCGTTCATCGCATGTAGGATTTAGCGGTTTCGGGATTCATGACGGCTTCCTCAAAATTGTCGGGACTCATTTCGACCCATTTAAGGCAATGAAGACTTTTTGCGTGACGCCTGATCGTATCCTCGGAGACTCCAATGTGCTGCGCGAAGTCCGCGACTCGGTAACAGACTCCGCGCTTGATCTCATGGAGTCGTCTTCGGCAATCGGAGCCTTGAGGTTTCTGCGGCATGACTCGCTTTTGGTTCAACGGAATGGCCTCCAGTTCGCCCTGCGTGCCCTCTTGTGGCCCTTTCATCACCTGCCCCGTCATCGACGCTCTTACCTCGGCAACCTCGGCAGATGTCACCGCAGAGAGGTTTTTCGAGATGTCGTAGTTAGCCGCATTCGGTCGTTTCAAAATGCCTGCCAGAATTCTGTCTCGTTTCGCCTCGTCCATGGTTGTCAGCGGTATCCGCCGGGGTAATCGGGAAAATCGTCATCGTCGTCGTCTTGGCTGCATTTGAGGACGAGGACAAAAGCCGCGATCATCAAAAGCGAACCGAAGATGGCGGATGGGATCATGCTTCGTTCTGGGATGTTTTGCCGTCACTGGCGACGGTATCGAGCGCATCGCTTCCGATGTCGAAGCCCTTCGGCCATCGGTAGCCAACGACTCGCGAAGTGTCGAAAGGCTTGACGTTGACCGCATCGCCTTGGTTGCCGCCTAGAACCATGATGTTCCCGTATTGGTCCTTGCCGGTCACAAATCCAACGTGGCCGGATCCGCTTGATTTTGAGCCGCGCCAGAAAACAACAATCGCGCCGGGGATGGCTCCGCAGGGCTGGCCCCATTTTTCAAAGCTTCGCGCCATGCCGCTGCGAGTTCCGGCAATCCCGCAGTCCTCGAGCATGGCGTTGACGTATCCCGCGCACCAAGGGGTCTCGTCGTCGGAAAAGTATAGCTTTGCGAGCTGCCAGTAGGACAAGATGCGCTTGCTATGCTGCCTCCCGGCAATCTCGGAAACGCCGATTTCCTGCCTTGCGCGGCGTAGCCAGATTGGTTCTCCCGCTACCTTCGGAGGCGCGACCGATGCCTGCAGCTCCTTTCGCAACTCGGCCAGCGTAATCGGCCCAATGTAGTCGCGAGGGGAAAGCGCCTTGGAGACTTTAAACGCGATGATCGCCGCTCGGGTTTTCGGCCCGATAACTCCATCCATTGCACCTGGATCAAAGCCATGGGCCTTGAGGCGCGTTTGGATTTCGACGATCTCGGTTTTGGTCATTTTACCCTTTTACGTTTTTCGAGCGCCGACATCACAATCCCTACAAGCGCGACCGCTGCACCGATACCGGTCTGGAGATCGGCCTGCGAGACAATGCCAGCCCCGGTTGCGTAGCCGCCAGCAATGGTCAGGCCGTGGCGAAGGAGAAGACCCAGAAGAAGTTTCGTGTCCATGTCGGACCGCTCAACAAAACGAACGAAAAACGCAAGTTGAAAATCTCCTTTGTTTTGTAGAGGGGTTTGACCATGGCCGCAAAAGCAGACCTTAAGACCACGATCTCGGCAGATATGACGGGGTTCGCTGCGACGATGCGACGAGCTGGAGGGCTGGCAGCAACTACCGGCACTAAGATTGGGCAATCGCTCGGCGGTGCTACCAAGGCCATGGGGGGCCTTGCTCTGTCTGCTGGGAAGGCGGCAACCGCAATTGCATTGGCTGGGGCTGCCGCTGCGGGAGCAGGTTTTGCCACAGGGCTAAAAGGAGCAGCCGATTTGGGCGGAAAGATGGCGGACCTTTCTGCGCGAACTGGAATTGCGGCAGGGCAGCTTGCCATAATGGGAAGAGCATTTGAAGACAATGGAGTCTCAGCGGACAAGATTGGCGGAGTAATCAACAAGCTTCAAAAGACGATCACTGATTTTGGCAACGGATCTAAGACCGCAGCAAAGCCCTTTGACGCCCTCGGCATCAAGTTTGAAGACATTTCAAAACTCGATCCTGCCGCGCAATTCCAATTGATCCAAAGCAAAATTGCGGCAATTAAAGATCCTGCGCAAAGGGCTGCGCTTGCGATGCAGATTTTCGGGAAGTCTGGCGGCGAGCTTTTGACGTTGTTCGCCGATGGCCAAGCTTTTGCCAATGCCGGGGCTTTCCTTGGGACCCAGGCCGAAATCCTTGATCGCTCTGCAGGATTGTTCGATTCGATCTCCGACAAGATGGCGCGAATTCCCGAAAAGCTTCAAGGCTTTTTCGTTGGATTCCTTGAGCCAATCGCTGGAGACGTTGATGAGGTGTTGACCAAATTCGACAATTTCGACTTTGCTGCTCTAGGTTTGCGAATCGGCAGCGCGTTCAACATGGAAAACGTCATTGCGATGATTTCAGCGTCTGTCCCGCTTTTGGTGGCCGTCCTTGCAGACGCGTTTGCAAAGGCTCTGGACGTTTTTGGCGCGTTGCTTCAAGCGTTGTTTTCGGCGGAAGGTCTTTCATTCATGAAAAACATCTTGATTGATGTTTTGGTGGCAGGGGTTGATGCCATTGGCGGCGCGTTTTACGAGTTGGCGAAAAACTTCGGTAAAGCTCTCAAGGGCGAGGTGGACATGGTAGATACCACGCGAATTATTGGCGAGGCCAAGCCGGAAGAAAAAGCTGCGCCGGATTTTGCGTCAAAATTGCAAGAAGAGCTTGGCCAAATTGATTGGGCGCCTTCAAGCGCGGTGACAGCCGCCGCTGGTAAATTCGCGGAAGCATTTGGAAAAAGCTTTCCGCAGGTTCCAAAACAACAAACGCCGCAAGGAGACGTTTACGACAAAGAGGCAGAGGAGCAAAGAAAGCGGGTTGCTGCTGACGAGGCAGAGCAAAAACGCCGCGACTCTTACAACGTTCCGCAGATCGACGGCACAACCTACGGACCACCCAAGCCAACGGTAGCGCCAGAACAAATGGGTCCACCGAAGGAAGCGAGAAGCAGCAGGGACGGGAGGCTTTTCGGAGAAGCCGTTCGCCCATCCAATCGCGTATTCGGCGAAGCTGGAGCGCCGCTAGGAACTGACAACGTTTTTGCAAAGGATCGCGAGCGCCTCGGCATCGCGTCAGGAATGACAACCGGTGGACTTGGGGAAAAGCGACGCCTCAATACATCGGCAAACGACAAAGAAGCGAAGAAGAACCTTTCGCTGCAAGAGCAACAAGCCGCATCTCTTCAATCCATTGAAAGCAACATTAAATCCGCCGTAACCGTTAATTGACATGCCAACCGCCGCATCTAGAGGAACAACGTCATTCCGCGATTTTTCAGTCGATTCCGCTAAGGGGTTCGACGGCCCTGACACATTGACCGTGACTCGTCGCGGCGCTGTAGGAACCGCAAATGCACAGCTAAATTCGGAACTGGCGCAATGGAAGCGCGGCGCGGCTCATTCAACATACAAAAACATGTTTCTTCAAACGGTATCGTGGCAGGAGCGTGGTCCGGTTTGCGATGTCATTCTTAATTACCTCGGATTTCTTGACGCAACCGATACGGACAAAGGCGTCATCGACATAACTGATGACATCGCGGAGGAAAGCGTGACAATCACCACCACAACAGGAGAAAACGTCAGCTTCCGGTATTTTGCCCAGACTGCGACAACGCGATGGATCAGCAGATCAACGAGATATCCGACGAAACCAAAGTTTCCCGGCGTGGTTCCAACAAGCCTTCCGGTGGGTTTGCTTCGACAACCGAATCCGCCGAACTTTACTGGCGACATCGCGGGCCAATATGAACTTGAAGGCGTGCTTGCAGGATTCCAGCGCGTGCGTCTGGCAAAGACTGTTTGGGCAGTGACGGAAACGTGGAAAAATCTCGTTGAACCAAAAGCAGCAGAGTGATGAGTTACTCATTCCCAACATTCAAAAGCGGCAACACGAACTTCGCCAATGCGCTAAATGCCGTCGTTGCTGCTGCGAAAAAGCACGGCGTCAACCCTGGTGGCAGACCGGGATGGTCAGAGACAGAAAACGGATGGCTACCGCCGCACATCTTCAGCACCGCGACGAGTTCCTTTCGATGGGATTTGGAAAGATCAAAGATTGAGCCAGAAAAATGGATTTTGCTCAACCCTTCCGTAACCTATTCACTGGAAGATGTAACGCGGGAAGTCACAATAGAAATGGAGCCATTTGAGCTTGCAGAAGATAAATGGGTAGTCGCCAAGATGGTTGGGCCAATTAATGATTTTCTCTTAAACCCGATTATCACAATTGAAGTCCTAGCTCAGGCCGATTGGGAAAGTTACCCTTCTGCCTACGAGTTCGGCCCCGATCCGTTTGATTGGCAGGTTACACGAATCCCGCTGCACAAAGTGGAATACGTTGAACCTCCTGAGCCGGGCGATCCGCCTAATACGGGAGACGCTTTGTTAATCCTTGAGAATGTTTATGCCACCAAGCTAATCGGACCCTACCCAACGCTCGCGTATACGCTAACAACCGTGCCAGATGAAAGCAGGACGCGCGTTGTTCCAACGTTCCTATGATCGCACCTTTTCAGAATCGCTATCGCATGGCGTGGCCGTTTGCCGTGCCTGATACGTTTTTTGAAATTGATACAACGGCAGAAGCTCCAATATGGAACGTTGCTGGCGATTGGAGAATGCCGCCGGGGAAGGTTTGTGATCTGCTGACGGCGAAGGAGTTTAACTTTTCATTTGAGTTTAGCTCCGCCGCTTTCAACTCTGAATTTGGCGAAGAGTTTCCAGAAGATGTGTCTTACTCGGTTGTCTGTGAATCAGGAATTTGGAAATACTACGATACTGCAACGGAGCTTCAAACGTTCAACCTCGACTATAAATGGGACACGCAGGCAAAGCTTTTTCAAAGAGATACTGACCCAGATGAGGAGTCGGAATTTTTCAATCCTGTCGGGCTTTCGGGAATGACGTATTTAACACGTTTAAACTTTACCGAATTTATCGGCTATTGGGAGTTTGACGTTTCACTTTTCGCGCCAATTCCAGTTCCGGCAAAAGATCAGGAAGGCGATTATGTTTGGAGCGTTTTGGGCTACCCTCCGATTATTAGTGCTTCAATCAGCAAAGTGGACACATCTGGACCGTTTCCATTTATTACCACATACCCAATGTTCGATCTCGGATCGTCGTATTTAGGCATCAACGACAGAGGCGGTCAAGGTCAAGGCCAAGGCGGATGTTTCCCAGTCGCGTCCGTGTCAATCGCGACTCACTTCCCGGCCTGACCCAAAAATTCAAAAAGGTCGTCTGTCTTCTCGCTGGCCGATATATGCTCCTTGCGAATCTTCTCCACATCGGGAATCTGAATCTGCGCGTTCAGCCTTGCGAACTTGTCCCAGCTTTCGCGTTCCATGTTATAACTCCATGATTGCTCGACTGCGCGACTCAGCCTAGTAAAGGCAACGGCCGCTCTCCATGACGTGACGCAGCAAGCAGCGAGCAGAATGATGGCGGCGGTCACAATAGGGTTAACCTTGAGCGCGTTGGCGAGCGATAAAGCGGCGTCTTTCATGATTAGGAGATGACCCTCCATTCATTGGTATTACTGCGCCAAAGATGGATAGGGTTTTCGGTATGCGCCAAAGAAATCGATCCGGTGGTGCTTCCGTGGGAAATCAATGTCACGCCAGACCCTTCCGCGAGTGTAACGGAACCGGAGGACTTGCGGTTTACAATCCAGAAATGGCTATCTTGAACCCACGTCGTATCGGCCTGCGCGGAAATTGTCACCGTCGATACTCCGCTGCCGCATTCGATGTATTGCTTGTCGTGGGAGCCGACGATGAGGCTTGTATCGGTCGAGAGTGTTACGACTCCACTAGGAAGCGCCTCAAGCCCCACCGTTGAGCTGAGATTGCCGCCTGAGAGCGTCAAGCCAGTGCCAACGGTGATTTGCTCCACTGCGCCCGTTGAGGCCGTGGTGCGCCCTAAAAGCCGCGCCGTTGACATCGTCAACCCTGAGCTGCCAATCGCGCCTCCGGTTGCGTAGTCCGTGCCTGCCGTGGCCGCAGATAGAACTCCGCTTGTAAGTTTTGCAATGCCGGTCGTGGTCGCTCGCTTTAGCTGCTTCCCGTCGGTCCCGTTGAACAAAACCACCTCGTTGGCAATCGAGGAGGAAAGGCCATTTACAGGTTCAGCAATGACTGCCACATCGAGCGGAAAGTTGCGCCAGACCTTTGCGTTGGTCGATGCGTTATAGTCATCTGGGCGGATGGTTGTTGGTGCGCTTTCTGCATCGGTGCTTGCAATCAGTTGGTAAAGGCGGATGAGATTTGATGTGTCCGCATCTTTAAACATGACCGCCTTTCCAACGGTCACGCTCACCGTCGCGATTGCATCCAGATCGGCAGCAGTGCCTCCGGTCTGACTCGTTACCGTGGGAAGCCATTCGATGCCGCTTGCCTTGAGAAGGTATTGAGTCGGGTCTCCTGCGTTTGTTGGCGTGGCCTCATCGCCTACAAGGATGTCGTGATAAATGGTAAACTCGACAGGCTCAACAGAGCTTCTCCATCCGCCCGATCCGCTGGGTTGATAGGTCAGCTCAAAACTACAGGCGAGGCTAGCAACGTCGTTTCCGGCGTTGGCATCGTCGCGATTGAGTGCCGTGTCGATCTCGTTGGTGTTAAGGTCGAGCGTTCCGGTGTAGGTGTAGGTTCCCGCATCATGCGTCCACGTTGAGTTTGAGGCGAGGAGTGTGCCGTCACTATATTCGCCCTCCTCCTTGATGCCGATCCTGATCACAGTTCCACCAGGCAGGTTTTCCGGCGTCCAAGTTGGCGCTTCGACAATCGAGGTCGTGCTTGTCGGGTCAGAGCTTCGCCCGAAAATGAGCTGAACCGGAGTCGCGCCGTCTCCAGACTTTCCGGCCAAACCGGTAATGACAGAATCCTGCCCAGGTGCGGCAACTAGCCGATCAATGCGGAGGTCAAAGAAGAGTTTCATAATTGGAAATCCTTATTTACGGTTATTCGCCGTTTTGCATTTGTGGTAGAAGCTCTTTAAGCGCGTCCATGTAATAGGCGATCTTCCGCCACTGTTCGCGGCTTGCCGTTTGCAGGAATCCCGGCAGGATGGCGGGATGCAATAGGGCATCAAGCTCGGCAATGGCTTCCGCTTGTTGCAATGAAATCTCAGGATTCAATGGCTGCTTGAACTTGGGCAATGAGGGCAATTCTTGATTCATAAGTCAATTGTTTCGATGCTTTGACTAGATTGTTGGCGGTCGCTTCAAATTGCCGCTCGACCTTGTCGTTGATGATTCCAAGCAGGACAGTCTGTAGGTAAGCTTCCGCCGAAACCGGAGCTTCCAAGCCCGCGTTATGGCTAGCGAGCAGCTCATCAAGAGCTGCGGTTTGTTCTGTATTGAAGGTGATTGAGATATTCATAAACTTAGGCAATAACAGCAAGCCTTCTAGTGGTTCCTCCTGCATCCTTGATTTCGATGTAGCCCGATGCGGTGTGAGACGTGAGGGTGGTAAAAGTCCCAAACTTTACCCTGCCGGTCCCGTTGGGAGTGAATTCAATGTTGCCGTTGCTTGAGTTGCTTGTAAGTGTCACGTCACCGCCAGACCCCCCAGCAAACCGCAGACTACCACGAAGCGACTCGTTGAAAAACCCGCCTAAGTTAGCTCCATTGAAATCGTATTGCTTTAAAGCATTTGCGGACGGGACACCAAGCCAAACGCCTTGAGTTCCGACTGCGCCTCCAGTTCCAGTTCCGGCCCTTAGAACTAGCTCGCCGCCGTTTCCGGTGGTCGCATTGCAACCTTTGATCGTTTGGCGAATTGCTGTCGTAGCATGATTTACTCCTAGCTGGATGGTTGCAGCCGCAGCCCGCGATAAAAAGAGATCACTGGCGCTAGACCAGCCGGAACTAGACCATGAAAGGTTTCCTCCGTCAGGTAAAAAAAGACCGTTAGAATCAACCCCTGCGTTCACGATTCCAGAAGCATTGGCATACATTAACATCTTTTCATTTGCGCTACTGTATCCAATCCCCCGCGCCGAATTAATAAACCCGAAAGACGCATAATCGTCGGCCGTGTTGGTGCAAAGATGACCCGACGCATCAAGGTTCAGTCGAGTTGTCGCGCCAACCCCTAAGTCGAGGAGTTTTGCACCTGATCCGCTTGCGGTATTGGTGACGTAGCCTTTCAGCAAGGTCGGATTGCCCGTCGTATTCCAAGTCTGCGTTACATTCAGCGCGCTCGTTGCAAGACTCCCCGTCAAGGCGTCAGGATTAAGCGCGAGGTCTTTTAATGATGCGCTTGAACCTGATGTAACAATTCCCGATAGGGTAACGTCTACCCACACTGCCGCGCCGTCGGTGCTGTCGGTGCATTCATAGATGGTTCCATCTTGAGTTTCCCATCGCGTGCCGACAATAAAACCCTCGCTGATATCCTCCGTATCACCGGGCGTGACGCCGTCGATGGCGAGGACGCGCTGGATCTGGCCACTGTTGATTTGGCGCAGGATCATCCGACCTGCCACGAACTGCCAACGGTAGCCGACCGAGCACTCGATCTCTAGCCCTTGCGCTCCTGCTTCGCGGATGGCCGAGGCGTTGCCCCAAGTGATGGTCGCGTTGGCATCCATCGTTCCGCCAGCCAGCGGTAGGTAATCCCCACCTCCTCCGCCAGCAGACCATTCTTCTTCCGTGAGAACCGGATCGTCAGTCGTGGTATCGAGGTAGGATTGGTAGGCGCTTTTGCCCGTTTCCCCCTGCTCTCCTGTGTCGCCGGGATCACCTTTGTCCCCCTTCTCGCCTGGATCACCCGCCGGTCCCGGTGAGCCGGGATCACCAGCAGGTCCGTCGAGAGACGCAACCCACTGAGCTTCCGTCAGTATGGGACTATCAGTCGTCGTGTCGCGATACGACTGATACGCAGACTTGCCATTGCTGGCAGACAGAGAGACAGACCCTTCCGTCACGAGGTTGATCGTCTGCTCTTCCGAGGTGAGGGTGATTGTTGCCATCAGATGGTTTCCTTGATTCTCACGGGCGGACCCTCGACAACTTCAAAGTCGTCTTCGTCGGCTGAGTTGATGATCACAAGTTGAGATTCGTATCCTGCCCCAGATATGACTGAGCTTCCCGCGATGGCATCGCCACTCGCGGATGTGCCGCCTCCTGAGACGACGAGGGAGACGGTGACAACAGCATCAATTTCCCTTTCCGAGATTCGCTTCCCGATGCGGAACTCCACATCCTTCCCGAGGAAGGATCCGGTGGTCGTAAAGGTAAGCGCCTTGGAAGCGCCTTTGTGTAGTATGAGAGTCTCCATCAGCATTCTTGTCGGCGAACGGCTTCGAGCAGGTCTTGAATTCGCTCCCTCTGAACGCTCTCGATGCGTCCATGGAGTTCAGTTCGATCTTTGCGGCAGATCTCGTTCTCGGCTTCGCATTTCTCGATCCTCTTATCATACTGCTCAAGGATCTTTCGGATGAGGATGTAGATGACCGCAAGGGCGACCGCTCCGGTCGTGCCCTTTTCAAGCAGAATAGTGAGAACTTGATCCATCTGAATCGCCTCGGTCATGCTGCGGTGTAGGAATTCTGGATGGTCACAAGGACCGGTTCCGAGCGATAGGAGCGCGGCGAATCAGTGACGCGAATCTCAAGGCTCGCTTCAACCGAGAGTGTGGTAGCGGTCGCGAAAAGGGTGTTCACGGCAGACTCATCGAGGTCAAGCTCGCCCGAGTAGATGGTCTCAATGCCAGCACCGGATCCGGTGATGCCGGTCTTGCTCGCAATGAGAGTGCCGAACGTGAGTCGCGGGGTGATGTAGGCGGAGACGGTGGCACCCTCAAGCTGGATGACCTCGCCGCCCCTCGCGATGCGCACATCGAACGGGATTACCTCGCCTCGTCGCGCCTTGATTGACGTGACGAGGGTTGTCAAGTTGTCGGGATCGACGATCCGGCGGGTATCAAGATCAAAGGCAAGGCGCATCGCTCATCGACGATGTCAAAGGCAAGATACTCGGTCCCGCGCCCGCGCGGACTGCCGGAGCCTATTCGTGCTCACTAGTCCAGCCAATCTCTGATCACGCGGGTAAAAAACGGTTGAGAACTGAACCGCAGCAAAGGATCTGTCGGATCGCTACTGAGCGTGGTGGTCAGGGTCGCCGAAGCCGCCCCTTCATAACTCGGTAGGTAAGTCCCGGTTACATAAGTTAGCGAGCCTCCCGAGGGTTCATAAGCAACATACCTCGCGAGTGATGCGCCCGTTGCTGTTATCCAGAAGTCGTCGGAACTTGAGCCGTAGACCGCAGAGACCTCGCCCGTGGTTCCCATGATCGCATCCCAAGCCGTCTCCACGGCGGCAAAAAAGTCGGATGGAAACCCACTCCCTGAGATGGCTTCGCTCCCTATCAGCGTATCGCTATCATCTTTAATGTACAGAGTGCCACCGAAACTTCCGCTAGACTCCTCGTCTTGCAGATCAAGGCTACCAAAGCCGCCAGTAAGGATCAGCCACTGATAGTCACCTGCTGGTGCTGTGCCATCCGTGGTGATCTCGTAGGCAATGTCTACTGAGTTTGAGTCCCCTGTCACACCAGTGTTCTCAAGAGTCACCTGCCATGGCGACTCAACGGAACCTGAGTCTGAAGCGGTTCCAGACAGGGCTGAAATCCCCCACGCGCTACCGCTCCAAGTCGCCGTGAATGTTCTCGACAATTGCACGGTTTGATTTGGACGACCCGTGACCGCTAGGGTCATATTTAGCTCAAACGCAAGCGGAGACTCCGATGTGTCCATCCCGGTAAATACCACGGTTCCGGCAATGTCTCCAGGGTCGGTCCCCGCTTGGATGGTCGCAATGCCGACCTCCTCGCTTTGATCGTATCCGGTATATGCAATCTCAAGCTCAATACTCCCGATGGCGCGAACGGAGGTTTGCGCATCATCCTCGTAGGAAGAAAGTAAGTCCCACTGCTGCCGGTCGATGGAAAGCGGCAGTCTGTAGCGTGACGTTGATCCGCTTCCAACCAGATCTACCGATTCTTTCGCTAACGCAATCACCTGCTCCGGCTCGAACTCTTTCAGAGAGAAGGAAACCCTAGCGATGTTCGCGGACTCACTAACATCAATCAGTTGCCCCCACTTTTTGAACCCGACCAAAAGGTTGATCGAGTCACGAGTCAGTAGGGTCACGACAACATCATCCGCTTGCTTCTCAACCTCTGGAATAGTGACCTCCCGCGTGACGAGGTCAAAATCAAGCTCAAGGTCGCTCCACGCGCCCGCGCCCACTGCGGCATCCTGGACTTCCCAGATGATGTAGACGGGCGATGATGTGCCAGATCCGTTCGTTGCGGTGACCGTCGTTGTGGTCGTCCCCGCGACAGTCGGAGTTCCCGTGATTTGACCTGTTGAGGTGTTGACGCTGATGCCAGCGGGAAGCGGGGTTGCTGCGTAGCTGGTCGGGGTATTAGACGCAACAATAGATAAAGTCGGGATAGACTTGTCTACGGCGATTACGCGCGGGCTAGCCGGTGCGGTTATGGTCGGGACAGGCATGTCAGTCTGGGACTTGATCTCTGATCACTTCAACCTTGAACGGAACGGTCGTCAAACGAAGGGCATTTACAGTCACCTCGATCTCAGCGTTTGCGAGGACGCTCGTGCGTTCATCGGACTCATAGTTGCCGAGCACGCCCTCCCAGTTCTCTGGCGTGAACTCAATGCCGATTCGAAACCTAGTCATGTCGGCTGAACCGACTTTTGTCGTCGGTGAACCGTCGGCGAGTTGGATGACGGACTCTGGTTCAAACTCCTTTAGGGCGCAACGAACCGTCACGGTCTCCGAGGACGGCTTCAAATCTTGCAGAACACCGTATTTAACCAAGCCCACCAGCAGGTAGAAATAATCACCCTTGCCGACACGGAAGACCGCACCGTCGGATGGAAGCTCCACACCGGGAATGCTGACTTTCCGCGTGTGGAAGTCGATATCCAACTCAAGGTCAGACCAACTGCCACCACCAACTGCTGCGGCTTGCACGTTCCAGACCAAAGATACCGAATCACTCGTTCCGTCCCCGTTCGTAGCCGTGATCGTCGTCGTGGTAAGACCTTCCGCGACAGGAGTCCCCGTGATGATACCCGTAGTGGTATCCACCGCAATCCCGGTGGGAAGCGGAGAAGCCGCATAGCTCGTGGGCGTGTTGGTCGCTACGATCTGAAGCGAAGGGATCGCGATGCCCCGAGCGATTGTTCGCGGGGAGGCGGGTTGTGTTACTACTGGAATTGGCATGGAATCACAAGATTTGTGCGACCGCTATAGCGGTGCCGCTATGTCAGGACACCTCGGCATTCCCGTGGTTGGTGACCCCGAGTTCCAAGAGCGAAAGTCCGCGCAATACTGCGAATCCGGTCGGCGCGGACTCGCTGTCCTCGGTGTCGAATCGCACGAGGCGCGCGCGGAGGGCGAAATTTGCGGACTTGGGTGGGACGATCCCTCCCACCTCGTCGCCATAAAGAAGTCCGGTGGCGATAAGGGTGTCGACGGCGGAGACAAGGGCACGCTCGACCCGAAGGCCGAACTGGTGAATGGTGGAGACCGGCCCGATAGTGATGCGCTCCTCGATCAGCGGGGTGCCGCGCCAGACGATTGCCGCAAGGTTTGCGCCGGTCGTTGCGGGGGAGGTTGCCTCCGTGCGCTCGCCCACCTCGATCACCAGGGTCCAGAAGGCGGAAGTGTTTGCTTTGAGGATTGCCATCTCCATGGCAAACCGCACTTCGAACTTCTTGCGGAGTCGCAGTTGGCGCTCGCTCACATGGATCGTGAAGAGGGTGCGCTCAAAATTCTTCGGGTAGTAGGAAGACTCGGAGTGCCGGGTGACGGTATGGGTGCCGGATCCATTGCCGGTCAGTGTTATGGGAGTTCCGCCCAGAGTCGCGGAGAGTTCTAGGGTGTCCTCCGCCCGATTCACGACGTAGTAGTTCGTCGCGAGGGAAAGTCCGGTGGGGAGGGTGCCGGTCGTCGTGAGGCGGACGATGCTGCCGTCGGAGAGTTCATGGTTGGCGGCATTCAGTTGGTTCGCATCAGTGAGGTAAACAGTCGTGAACGTGGTGCCGGAGGCGTGCTCGCCGTAGCGCACGACGGGATACCAGACCCGGCCATCACAGGCGGCGTATTCGTTTGCCTTTAGGTCGATGGATCGGTGTCCCTTCCCGCCTGGAAGTCGCACCGTCGATCCGGTCTGGTTTTGATACACGTTGCCGAAATGGGTGGCGTAACTTGGTGTCGGAACCGGGACGGTGAGCGCAGAGACCGATGCGTCATGCACTGCCGCGAGAAGGCCGAGATTCGCCTTGCCGAGCGCGGAAGTGTCGAGATCAACAATCCTGCCTGCCGGTTCCTCGATGGCTACCTTCGCCGGGTAGATCTCGAAGATCTCTGGCAACTGCCACGAGGCGGCGATGCCGATGTCACTGGTACTCCGCACGGGGAGCGCCCCCACTCCAGCCCGAGACTCAAGATCTCCGAGACGCCCTCCGAGATCATCGATAATGGTCTGGAGTCCGGTGATGTCGGAGATGTCATGGGTGTGCGGATCGAAGTAGGAGGTCTCCTCAAGCCCGTGGACGACGATGCGCCACTGATTTGCCGTGGGCGCTCCGACGAGTGACGTAACGGTGAGGGAGTTGGAGTTCGTCACATCGACCGTGTAGTCGGTGCCGAGCACAAGAAGGAGACCGGTGTCGTTATCCTTCACGATCACCCCCACGTCTTGCGCGTCGAGGTTGTGGTCGATGACGAGTGCGGTGGCGGAAGCGTCTCCATAGGAGTCCGCATAATGGAGTTGCCCGTTGGACACCTGACTGTAATTAAACCCGCCGTAGCGCTCGTTGAGAGGAGGGCGAAGCCATTCGATGTTCGCCGCCGTCGAGAGTTCGTCCCAATGCAGTTCGCGGCGGATCGTCACTTCGCCGTAGTAGAGTTTGCGCGAGCGGGTGATCTCGTCGTCGTTCTCGTCCGTGATGTCGGCGGAGATTTCGATTGGCAGAGTCACTTCGGCCTCGCGGCGGAGAAGGGCGGCGAGTTCGGGATGGTCGAGGGCGAGATTGAAGGTGAGGTCGCCCTCGGGTGCGGAGTAGACGACGACCTCAAGCAGGTCATGGTTGTATCCACCCATGGTCCCAGTAAACTCGATGTGGGCGTGATCGGTGGTCGGGTTCGTCACAACGAAGACGCCACCATCGTCGGCTAGCGCTTCGAGCGCGGCGGCGATTTCAGCGATGCCATCGGATAAATCGAGCAGTCCACTTCGCTTGTAGCCGCGCTTGATCTGGTAGAGACCTCGAAAGGTCGATGGCAGGTAAAGATCCTGCACTTCATTCCAAATCGCTCCGCTCCCCTCGTCTTCACCACCGTCCTGAACCGAAGAGACGACCGGCGGCGGAGGCAGGATGCGCGAGCTTGCGCTTGTGCTCGCGACGGGTGCCTGTATGAGCCGAAGCTCGTGAACCCACATGCCGTCCTCCTGGAAGGTGCGGTGGCGAACAAAAGAGACAGGGAAAAGGGAGTTGGTCTCTTGGGCGAGAATGGCGACCGGCGTGCTGGTCGAAGCGACGGTCTCATCCTCCCATCGGATGAGCCACGATCCAGACTTCTCCTCGACCGTGCAGTCGCCTAGTCCGCCGGGAAGGGTAAGGGCATTGATTGCCGTGGTAAGAGCGGACGCAGTGACGTTGATCGGGAGATCTGCGACGATGTCGCCGGAACCATCCACGATCTCAAACCCCCACTTTCCCGACTCGGGGCGAGCATCGACGCGCCCGATGGAGCATCGGAGTTCCGTCACCTCGCGAGACACCTCACTGACGACCCCGGCTTCGCGCCTGGAGAATCGAAGACTGAGGGTGATGTCCTCGCCGTAGGTGAGCGTGGGAAAATTCCAGCGAGACCCCCCGAGGGATTCGGTCAGTTGCTTGGTCGAGAGATCGAGATAGACGAGGGATTCCATGGGATCTGTCCATGGGGCGCGTCAACTTGACTCCACGAGCGTCTCCGGCGGATTCGCAGGGAAACGGAAGTATTCAAGCGGCGGAGGGATCACCCGATACGGGAAGGGCGGGTTGAGTCTTGGGATCACCTCGTCCTTGATGGCCTCGTTTCGCTTGTTCGCAAGTTGCTCGGCTTTGTTCAGCCCGCGATTCGGATTGAGATCATTGGCATTCGGCGAGGGGACATTGATGCCTCCTCCGCCTCCTCCGCCCGCTTCCTGGATGCGCGGAGGTGGGAGTTTAATCCGCGAGCAGAGAACGCACGAGCAACTCATGTCGTCCAGAAGCGCCCCTCCAGTGAGCGGTTGTTGACGAACTCAAGGGCGGCATCGTAGCGGTCATTGAGGTCGCCGAGAATGGTATCAATAAGCATCTGACCCACGCCTCCAGCGAGGGGGGGGATGAGAAATCGAAGGGGCGCGGGTTCCTCGGTAACCGGGAGAAGGTTGGAGGCGTGATTCACGTTCCAGAATATATGCGACTGATGGAACGGAGACCATGTGTCGTCAGGTTCACTCCCGTGCTCCGCGCCGGGAGGGGAGACTAGGTAGAGAGTGCAGACGTGGAGGTCGTCGCGCCCATCGTCCTGCCAGTTGCCGCGAAGTCGCTCGATGGGATCCTGAGCCACCTTTGGCGTATATTTCTTCCGAATAGTGATGTAGGGAGACTCGCGGATCTCGACCCCGCCCGCGTAGACCACGTCGAACTGAGCGATGGTTCCCTCGCCCGCACCGAAGGACCACTCTGACGTTACGGATGGGCGCTCCTGACTGAGGCTCACCTCGACCGCACGCAAGAGGCGATCCTCACTGCGGTCCACGTTGTCGATCAACTCTCTTCTCCCTGTCGTGGTGCTGTAGGTGACGTTCGGAGGGGTTCCCACGCCCATTGCCAGAAAGAAAGGATGGACGGACTCGTAGTTCACGGTTCCGCCGGTCGATGTGGCATTGAGAGTCAGTCCTGTCGGATCAGAGTCAGGACCGAGTCGCCGCCATTCGCTAATAGGAATGCCCGGTTCCTCGCTCAGTCGCGCCCGCACCTGCGATGCCCCGACGAGGATGGACTCATCGTCTTTCGCGCGGAATTGGGTGATCTCCGGCGAATCATCGAGCGGCATCGTTACCTCGACCTCCCGTCCCGAGACGTAACCGGGCTTGATGTTCACCCGCCAGAGTGCGGTGTTATCATGCCATTCGAGCATCGGTTTCCACGGGTGTCTCCATCCGCCGTCGGCTCGACTTCCGCAGATGAGCGGACGGTTGCGGCGCAGTTCGTCGAATGCGGTATTCCAATCCTCATGGGGGATTGGGACGACCGGCTTGATGACTGCGGCTTTTGACGAGCGAAGGATCACTCCGAGGGGCGGGAGTCAAGCCGCCCAAAACAGATGCCGCCCCGGTATGCCCGCCTTCGCCCGACTCTGGATGTAGCGATGCCCGAGGTTGTGGTGGACGATTTGGATTTTCTCGCGCAGGATGCCCTTCTCCTCCCAGTAAAGCGCGGCGAGCGGGTAGACGGCGCGACCGAGCGAGGCGACCGAGCCACCCTCCGCGAAAGCCTCCGGCAGTGCGGTGACGTGCTCGATGAAGACGGTCTCGGGGGTGTCGGCAAAGGCAATCGGCGCAACGGGTCCGCCACTTGCTTCTGGGGTGATGAGGACGAGGGCGATATAGGTGATGGGGGTGCCATCGTGCTCGATCTCGATCTCGGGAACCTCAACCTCCATGCCCTCATCATCGACCCCCGTGATCCGCACGCCTGTGATGTAGGGAGAGACCCCATTCACCAGACCCGCACGGACGGTCGCGCTAGCGCCATCGCAGGAGACCTTGAAGGGGTGCGACCAAGGCCGAAAGGATGCGTCGGCATCGACGAGGGTGCCATTCGGACCCTGCGTCACGCGCACGCCTGGACCAGTGACAATCCCGGTTTTGGCGATGAATCGAAGGAGCGCCTTCCACTTGGGAAGGACGGAATCACCCTTTCTCGCGACGATGTCTTTAGGGACGTAGGACATCAGAGCTGAATCAGTTTATAGACCTTCTCGGGCCATCCACCGGGTTGCGAGAGCATGTATTCTTCGGTGATCTGGTAGACGCTTCCCCGCTGGCTGATCTTCGGCGGCATGACGATCCAGTTGCGACCGGACGGGGTGGGGAACCCACCGGGGAGCGACTCTTGAATAGATCCTATCCTGTTGAATAGTGATGCCGAGACATCGGACCTGACATAGGTGTGACGAAAAACGCTCGACAGAGAGAGGAATGTTTCAAGTCCAAACATCGGGTTTTTTATGCCCTTCGGTTCCTTCCCTGGAGCCGGTGGTCCAACAAAAGTGCTGCCACCGAGTCCGCGCTCATTGCTCTTTAGGAACTCGGGAAACTCGATCTTCTTTTCTTCCTTGTCGTAGCGCCCCTTGAAAACATTCTTGAGCAGTCGCCATTCAGGGTGCGCAAGGAGTGTCTCCTCCTTGAATGAGGAATCGTAGTCGTAGGTGTCTTCCTTGTCTTCAGGATCGCCGATCACCCCTTCGTATTGAACCTCAACCTGCAATCCCGCCCCCTCGATATCGGTCCACGAGCGACCGACCTCCTTCATTCCCTCGACCGGGGGGTCTTCCCCCACGACGAAGACTTCGGAAAGGTCTTCAACGAAATACGGAACCGTCCAAGTGACGACGCCATTTTCGTCCACCTCGCCCTTTTGACCGGGCATCTGAAATGATCTGCTCATATTAGACGAATTGAGTCATGGGTGCCATTACGCGAGTGTTGACCCCCATGGGCTTGAGTCGTGTGTTTTTCTCGATGGTGTCGAGAACCTTGTTGGTCTTGTCCTGCCCCTCCTTGATCTGCTTCTGCGTCTGCTCAGTCCTTGATGCCGACTCTGCGATCACCGCAAAGGCGGAGCGACCGGACAGGACATTGATCGCTTGAGACATGACCCCGTTGAGACTAGCTCCGCCGGTTCCCCCATTTCCGCCGGTTCCGCCGCTCCCCCCGAATGCTGTTGCTTCCCCATCGGTGCGGTTTCTTTCAGCGGTTGCCGCTCGTTGTTCAGCCTTGAGTTTGTCAGCCATCGTCTTGAACTGACCGAGCAATTCGTCCTGCTCCTTGCTTGAATCGAAGGTATTGCTGCCTTTATCGTATCCTGTCTTGAATGCCTCGGTGGCGGCTTCGATCTGCCCCGCGAGACCCTCGACGGCGGCATCAATAAGATCCTCCTTGGTGGGTTGCCCGTTCAGCCAATCATCGAAACTCCCCATGTCTGGAGGCTCGATCCCCGCACCCCCCCTGCCAGTGAGGGCATCCCAGATGCCCTTGGCGGATTCGCGAAGCCACCCGATGACCTTCATGGTGACCGAGAGGAGTTGCTCCCCGAAGACGGTCGCCATATTCCAAAACTCCTTAGCCAAGCCCGCCCAGAATGCGGGGTGGGCTAGGATTGCCATTATGGCGATGAAGCTCCGCCCTGCGGCGATCAAATACGCACCGAGTGCCATGCCTATCCCCGCCAGCATCCCGATGAGGTGGTTAGCGATCTCCTTGATCGCGATGATGAATGCCAACTTGAAGAGGTTGCCAAATTGTTCCCAACTTAGCGATGATAGGACCATCCCGATTGCCGTCACCTCTGAGACTGCGTCGGCTAGTAATTGACCGAACCTCGCGCCGAGCGGAACGAGTCCTTCCATGGCTTTTAGAGCAGCTTCCATCGCTGGCTTTAGCGCATCGACGAGAGGGTTGCCGAGCACCCGAAGGAATTCCGTCCACGCCGTTTTCATTCGCGAAACGATACCAGGAAGGGTCCGCCCCATCTTCTCCGCACCTCCGGCGAATCGCGCGAACGGACCTTGACCATCAGGCACCTGCGTAAACATGTCGAGAACGACATCCGCGCCGACCTTGCCCTCTTGAATCATCACGGAGAGTTCCGCACCCGTGACGCCGAGTTGCTGCTCAAGCGCCTTGAAGATTGGAATGCCCTTCTCCGCAATCTGCTGGCGAAGTTCTTCCATGGATGCCACGCCCTTCGCGGCGACCTGCGAGAGCGCCACGCCGAGGAGTTTCATGTCGCGAGTCGATAGACCCACGGATCCACCCACGTCGAGGATGCCCTTGTTGAGCTTCATCGCCTTGTCGGGATCAAAGCCAAAGGCCATGAACTTCCCGACGTTGTCCGCCATGTCTTCCAGCGTGACGCCGGTCTTGAGCGCGTCCTCACGGAGTTCGTTGAGCGCCCGGTTGCCAGCACCTCGGGATCCCGTCAGGATCTCGAAGCGCATCTGGAGTTTCTCGTGCTCGCCCGCCATGGCAATGCCTTGGGCGATGATCTTAGCCGCCCTGTATGCGGCGATACCCGCCGCGGCGGCGAGAACCGCAACCAGTGCCGCGGTGATCGCCGCAGCAGACCCGGCAATGCCAGCGGCGATGCCATTGCCAACCTTGCCACCCGCAGATCCGCCTCCGAACGATTTGTTCACGGCGTTTTGCGCATTTTGAAGACCCCTGCGGAACTTCGAAATGTCGAGGATCAGTTCGGCTGCGAGTGTGTTCGCCATTGCCTGAGTTGCCTGTCAAACCACCCTGAACCCGGCGCGCTTGGCTCCGCCCTTGAAGGCGGCGATGATTTTCTCGTTGTTCGATGCCTGTTTGCCAAGTGCCCACTTGAGGCGGCGCGGCATGACACCCACCCCTCCGGCGAACCGCACCCTGTTGTGAAAGTAGATGCGGATGCGGTCCTTCGTCACTTTGACCGAGGCGTCGGATGGAGGCGAGTGCCGACGGACGTAGGAAGGCCAATAGCGGTTGCGAGCCTGGAGGAGACTCGCCGCCTTGTTCCAGCCAGCGGCAAGCATCCCGACTGCCTTCTGGCGCTTTTTTATGTAGACGTTGAGCTTTTGCTTCGGCACAAGAACGCGCACCCCTCTCGCCCGCTTCTTCCCTTTCACTCGACCGGCGACTCGCGCGCGGGTGTGGATGACTGCAATCTGGTGCTCGCTGATCGTGGAGATCGAGCGGTTCTTCGATACCGGCACGCCGGAGAGCACCTTCTGAATGTTACCGGCGACCGTCTTCTCGCCGACCTTCTTCGCCGCCACGCCGCGCTTTGAGCGCCCCGCCGGAGGAGTGACATCGAACATTTTTTCGACGACGAGACGCGCCTGTTTGCGCATCACCTCCTCCGCCGGTTTGCGGGAGTGCTCCAGAATGGAGATGAGGGAGCGATTGAAGCGGGCGGAGTTGTTCAGCCTGACGGTCGTGGACACGTCAAGGGCGGGGAGTCAAGGTCAGAGCAACCCATCAAATCCACCCCCATCCTCCTCATTGTCCGTCTTCGCGATGCGCTCGGCGACAATCGTGGCTTCGGCGAGCCTTTCCTTGAGCGGTTTACCGAGAGGCACGGTCCATTGCCCGTTGGCTCGAAGGCAACAATGCTGGTAGGCGAGAGCGCGACCGAAGGGCAACTCCCACAAGACCCAATGCTCCACGTCAGGGGTTACGCGTCCCTTTGCCAATGTGTAGACGAATGCCGCCCACCACACCGGCTCGACTAGTTTCCCGGCGCGCCCTTGTCGGACTCGCCCGAATCGGACTTCGGAGCGACATCAACTGCCGCATCCTGCGCCATGGCGGAGATGCGGTTTATCTCACCCATGAGATCCTTCATCGTGTGGATGGGGAGGTCGAAGCCGAACTCCTCAACGCGCTCGCGCCATGTGTCCTTCCGCACTGCGGCGAGCACGTCAGCAATGGGTTGCGACTGCATCCAGAAAAAGACCTGAAGTTGCCACATCACGTCGTCGCTGAGTTCGTCGGACTCAGGCTTGTCGACGATGTTGCCATCCTCATCAAACTCGTCCCCTGACCCGCCGCCGAACATTGTAAGGCCGAACTTTTTGCAAAGCCCGAAACTCCCGAAGGTGAATGGGCGGATGGTGATCGCGACTCCGCTATTGAGGAGGATCTCGCGCGGACCTTCGATGAGTGAATCAAGTTGATCGTTTGCCATGGTGTGATTTGAGTTGAGTTTGAAATTGAGGTCACTTCCCAAGCGCTCGGAGGGCGCGCGCACGGTCCTCGGGCGTGGCGTTGGTCGGAATGGAGGCAGTTCGCCCACCATTGCGGACTACGACGTGCTGCGGAAGCGTCTTGATGGTCGCGAGCATCCGCCCATGGTGCCGGTGAGTGGCGCGGAGGTAGGAGATCGGGTGGTCGGGGTTCGCCTCGATCCAGTCCAAGTTGAGGAAACGGGAGCGGAATTCGTTGAAGTCAATTTCCTCGCTCTTTGCGGTGAGGGTGCCGTCCGCTTCGCGATGCGCCCAGACGAACTCGCGCTTCTGTGCGGCATTCATCACCCACGTCACGGTGCGCTCGATGGTGCCGTCAGGCTTTTCCTCGATGGCATCCATGAACGGATCCTTGATTCCCCATTCGAATCCGCAAGCGCGCGCGGCTGAGACGAGTCTGGTGTTGGGAGACTGATAAGGCGACATCGAGTCGCGGATGATCTCGATTTTCGTGCCGACGCCGAGGAGGGGGCTTTTATTGCTCATGTGATTTTGGGTTCTGGTCGCGGCATTTCAGCCGCTATGTGGTGAGTGATTCAACCTGCTGACCAGATCAGACAGTCGCGGATGGCCAATAGGTGCCGGAGATTTCCCAACTATTGAAGTCTTCGTTTTTCTCCATCTCCTTGACGTTGGTGATGATCCTGGTTCCAGCGCCATCATTAACGTCAGTAATGTCGCCAGACGATCCACCGTCCGATCCGATAACCAAGGCTACGGGCAAATCACCCGCGCCCTTCATCGAGAACTCGAAGGTGGGATTGAACGTCGCGGCAGCACCGAATCCCGAAGTACAATTCGTGACCATTGCCTCGTCGACCTTCTTTTCGTATTCAACGGATTGAAGGAGGGTGACGCCGGTCACGGACTGAATGCCAACATCTGTAAGATCAACTGCCATGGTATTGGGTGGAAAGGGTTAGTCGAGGTTAGTCGAGGGAAGAGAACTTCTTGCCGGTGATTTCGAAGTCGGGAAAGTCATCAGCGCTCTCGGTCTGCTTGGCGGAGGTAATCTTGAGCGTGCCGGAGGTGAATGCCCCGGCAGTCACGGCAGAGAGTTGGCAGTCACCCTTGCCCTTGATGGTCTGGGTGTTGGTGACGAGCTTTTTCGGGACCGCAATAACCACGGTGCCGGTCTCGTCCCGAACCACGGCGGTATCGACCGATTGGTCCGATTCGGCCTCGCTCGTGTAGCCCACGGTCGGGGTGGTGAGGTTGTAGGTGGTGTCGACTCCAACGTGTGCTGCCATAGTGTCGAATCTGAATTGTCAACCCTCCCCCCTGCGAGAGCCGAACATGAAATTAATGGTGGTGACCCATCGCCCGTTGTCGATGCCAGCGACCTCGTCGCGGATGAAAAGTCCGCTGAAGGCATCGCCGGTCACATCGGCGAAGGTGGCATCGAGATCTGTTGTGTCGTAACCCTCGATCAGGCTCCGCACGGAGGTCGCTACGGCGCGGTGATCAGCAAGGGCAAAGGTGAAGTCCTCCTCCTCGTCCTCGTGCGCATGTGGAGATGTCGCGATGGAGATCGCCATCTCGTTCTTGTAGAGGGCACCCACGACGTGGTCGCTGGACTGAAGGAAGCAGGAGATATGCTGCCCTGCGTTGGGAATGCGGTCTGCGGTAAGTCCGGTGTGGACCGGCACGACAATGCCCTCGTCCTCCAGCCACGTCTTGAATGCTTCTTCGGAGAGTGAGTTCATGGTGCGAGGACGATTTTGATGTAGGCGGAATCCACCTTGTTCGTCGGAGAGAGGATCTTGTAGACGATACCCCCGTAGGTGACTCGGTCGTTCTCCTGCGGAAACGGTCCCGCACCCGATGAAAAGGCGGCTCGGCGAATCTTGATGTTGAATGCGCCCTCGGGAAGAAGTCCCCCCTCCTGGAGGTCGACCTGCATGTCGGGTTCACCGATGATGCAGGGATATTGAGTGCCCTTCCAATAGCAGACCTGACCGATGTCGCCGAGGATCTCAATGGAGTCCTCCGAGAGCATTTCTTGAATGAGATTTGCCATCACGCTTCGTTGGTGGAGACCTGACCGTCCGAGGTCAGGGTCTTGAGCGGTTCGCCAGAAGGGGAGAATCCTGCGGGCCATCGGTAGCCGACGACGCGATCCGTGGAGAATGGTTTGATGTTCACGGCATCGGATTGATTGCCGCCGAGGACCATGACGTTTCCATATTGATCGCGCCCGGTGACGAACCCCACATGACCGTAGCCACCGGACTTCGATCCGCGCCAGAATACGACAACCGCACCGGGCATCGCCCTGCAGGGTTGCCCCCACGTTTCGTAAGATCGGGCCATCCCTGAACGGGTGGACTTGATACCCACGTCTTCGAGACACGCTGAGACGAACGAAGAGCACCAAGGGGTCTCGTCGTCATTCCAGAAAAGTTTCGCTCGCTCCGCATAGCCGAGGACTTTCGCGGAGTGCTTGGAACCGTGAATCTCGCTTACGCCGATCTCCTGACGAGCGCGGCGTAGCCAAACAGGCTCGTCGACAATCGCTGGCGGGGCGAGGTTTGAGGAGGGTGCCTTGAGGAGTTCTGCCTCGGTAATCGGTCCGACGTAGTCGCGAGGTGAGAGTCCTTTCGAGACCTTGAAGGCGATGAGGGCGGACTTGGTCTTGGGTCCGATGTCGCCATCAATTGGTCCCGGTTCAAACCCGTGAACTTTCAGTCGTGCCTGAATCTCTTTTGCGGTCATGCCCATCGTAAATGTCAATGAAAAGGCCCGAGGGATTTCTCCGCTCGGGCCTTCTGTAGTGAATCCGCTTGTGCAGGATCACTTCTTCTTCTTCGCCGCACGCTCCATTTCCGTGGAGGGCGAGACTTCGACGATGGACTCCTGTGCGGCGAACATCCTCTCGTCATCGGCGGCGGCTTGTTGGTCTCGCTCTTTCTGCTCCATCTCGGCGAGACCTTGATTGAGCTTCATTTGCTCTTCGATGCGCTCGGCTTCGAGCCGATCCGCCTCTACCTTGGCCTCGTAGGCAAGATCAGCGTCAGCCTTCGCCTTCGCCGCAGTCTCCTGCGATTCCGAACGGGATGCGTCCACCTCGTCTTTCTCGATCACCTTGAGGCTTTCCTCGTGGCGAGCCTTGTTTCGGGCGGGGGTATTCCGCTTATACCACACGGGCTTGCGGAGCATGCCTACGAATTCGTTGGTCTGGTCGAGTTCTGCCTCACGATAGGCGGCGAGGACACTGTCCGCGTCACCTGTTGCGAGGATCTTCATTTCGCCGTTTTTCCAGGCGAGTGCGATGCTGGTTTTTTCCATGGTCGTGGTTCCCTTGATATTCGTTAGGGTATCCGATTCGGGTTAGGAGGATGCGAGGATTCCGAGTTGCTTGAGCGCAAGGACGACATCACCGATGGTGTATGCCTTCGTGCCGGAGCCACCCGTGAAGGTGGAACCGGAAACAACCGCAGTGCCGGTCGCGGCGGTGAAACCGGTAGTGGTGCCAGTGGTGGACCGCTGAACCACGGGAGTGGTCCCGTGAAATCCAAGCTTTGCGGTTGCGGAACGTCCGAGCCTAAGTCCTTCTGCGTCTTCGTCGATATGAGTGAATGCCATGATGAAAAGTGGGGTTGGGGTAAGAAAAGAGGGGTGGGCGGATTACCACCCACCCCTCTGGTGATTCTGTGACTCCGATTACGCGGAGGCGATACGGGTAGCGTAGGCGGCGATGCCGACGGCGTGCCCGAAGAGGACGCTGAACTCGTAGCGGAGTTCGGTGCCGTCGTAGTATTCGCGGATCTGGATCGGAAGGCCCGAGCCGGGATCGACGATGTTTTCGACGTTGCCGAACCACGTTCCGGCGGGCGGCTCGACCACACCGCGAGCGGCGATGATCAGGCTTTGCTTGCCGCAAGCGAGACCGACAAGGTTCTCGGAGTTGGCAGGGATGGTCCCTGCATACTCAAGCACGTTGAACCCGTGAAGGCGCGGAAGTTGATGATCGCGGATCACACCCAGGCCGGAGGGTCCGTCGGATGCGGCGGTGATCGCATTGTCCTTCGCCAAGCTCGCCAGATAGGTGGGCTTGATGATGAGGGAGCGGGGCGACTTCGGCACCTTTGCAGTGCTGAGACCTTCGGCGAGATCGGCGACGGCATCGGCATCGAACGCACCAGCAGAGACGGTGGCGACACGGGTGAAACCGTTCGCATCCGTGACGCGGGTGAGGACCGAGTTGATGACGTAATCGACGAGCGCGGAGATCGCAGGGCGAACGAACAGGTCGGCGAGTTGAACGGGCGAGAAGGTGAGTTCAGTGTCCTTGAACCCGATGCTGACGCCTCGGTAGTTGTTCAAAGTCACGGAGCGTGCCGTGGTCGCCGAGTTGCCGGTCGCCTTCGAGCTATCGAAGTCCTGCGTCGAGGGCATGGTCGCGAAACGAGTCGTTACGGTCTCGCCCTTCGGCATTGCGTCGGAACTGAAGTCGGTGGTGAATGCCGAAAGCGGAATGCCTTCGGTCTTGAGGACATCGAGAGAGACCTGAGAGATTTTCGTCAGGTTCACCCCCGCAAGTGTGTTGGTAGCCATGGGTTACTTGGTTTGTGGGTTGGGTTTTCGTTAGTCCACATGCGCAGGTGCTGCGTATGCGGGGGTGAAATTCAGCCGCCGGAGAGGTGCTTGAGGTAGAAAGCGCGCTTCTCGTCGGCGTTGGTGATGGTGGAGCAATGCGCCCACTTCTGCGCGTCGGTCATCGATGCGAACTGCGACTGATCGGCGGAGCCGTCAGCCGAACCGGTGATGGCGGCAGGATCGGTGCCCGCACGAGCGGCGATCTCTGCGGCCTTCGCTTCGACCTGAGTGTCGAACTCGGCTTGCGCGGCTTGCGCGGCTTCGAGGGACGCTTCAAGTTCGGCGATCTGCGAGTTCGCAGTGGCGAGATCGGCTTGCGCAGCATTCAGATCGGCGACCATTGATTCAAAGGTCTGCGCGTTGCTCTCACATGCACCTTCCGCCGTGGCGAGTTCGGCAGTGAGAGACGCGACCTGTTCGGTCGAGGCGGCAAGGTTACCCTCCAATTCGCTCACGCGAAGAAGGGCAGAATCGAGTTCAGCCTTCTCGGGGGAGGCGACGGGCGGGGTTGGGGCAGGATTGCTCATTGCACTTTCTTGGTTGTCAACTGATGCCGTCGAGTAAGCGCCATCGATTCCGTTGACGATCTGATCGACAAGACCCTTCTCCTTCGCGTCCGCACCGTAGAAGACTTGGCCTTCCATGTAATCGGCAGAGACGGAGCGGTGATGATTCACGGTCGCTTTGAACTGCGCGTGGCACTCATCAACTCCCGCCTGGATGTGATCGTCCTGCTCCTTGGTCATTGCGGTGCCCATGGCTCCGGCGACCTTGTGCTTGCCGCCGCGAAAGATCCTCACGCTGAGACCCATCTTCTCGTAAGCGCCGGTCGCGTCGACGTGAGGGCGGATTACACCGATGGATCCGACAAGCGCGGACTCAGTGGTGGCAATGGTGGATGCCTGACTTCCGATCCAATAGGCGGCAGATGCCATGAGGGTGTCCGCAAACGCGACCGAAGTCTTGCCGGTGGCGTTGAACTCGCGGATGGCGTTGCCCACCTCGGGAGTGCCGACGACCATGCCGCCGGGGGAGTTGATGCGGAGGACGAGGCTCGTGATCGCAGGATTGGATGCCGCGCCCCTGATGAGGCTCGCCACCCTGACTGAATCGCACGCATTGAAATAGTAGCGGTCGAAGATATCGGGGTTGGGCATGATCGGTCCCTCGATGCGGAGGGTGCCGACGCCATCTTCATCCACGTCGATGCTCTCGTGGAACTGGCGCATGAACATCTCCATGCGCTCGCGATAGTTCTTCGGTTCGTCGTCGTCAGCCCGATCTTCGGCGCGAGCGGAGCGCTCAATCACGAGCGGATCGGGGAGCTTTGAAAAGTCGTAGGAGGCAAAGCGTTGGAACTCCTCTGGGGTGATTGCCCAGATTGAGTTTAAAAAGGTCGAGTTCTCCATGCCGAGGTGGGACTGTCAAACATAGCGGTGCCGCTATGCGCTCGGCTCAACGCCGATGAAGTCGGCAGGGCAGAATTCGCGGGCGGCGGCGACGAGATCTTCTCGGGTGTTCCAGTTCACCTCCTTGTGGACCTTGAAGGTTCTCCAATGGGATTCGGAGACGTGCCCCTGCCATCCGTCCTTGCGCAAAGCGGCGAAGGGGAGGAGTCGCACGAAGACCGCACCTCGGCGGCGCATCTCTTCGTATTCGTTCGGAAAGCGGAGGTCGTCGATGGCGATTCGCGGAGCGTGCTCGGCGCGCCGCAGGAGATGCTGAACCCACACGTCCTCGCCGATGAGGTTCCTCCCCCACTCGGTGCCGATGGTCTGGAGACCTTCGCGGAGAGACTTCCCGCAAAGGGCGGCGACGGGATCGCTCTTCTGGTTCGCGTTGCGCGCCGCCTTAACGGTGTCCGCACCCGCAACGACTGCCAGCATCTGGTAGAGCGGCGTGGCGAAGGAGAAGGTGGCGAAGTCGTCGATGTGGTTGCAGAAGGTGGACTTCCCGCCGAGGGCGGGACCGATGGCGACGACGATTTGCTGCTTTTTCATTGCGGGATCTATTCCCATCCACGCCATGTCACTCGGGATTCAGATTCACTTAGCCTTCCCTCCGCTCGGTGCGGTCCCGGCAGATCCACGGGAGATGGCCTTCGGTGAGTCGAAGTCGAAGAGTTGCTTCGGATCGACGCCGAGACGCTTGGCGATGTCCTCCACGTCCTTGATGAGTTGTCCCTTTCGCTCCATGCTCGTGAGGAAGTCGCCGCCCTGCTCCTCATAGGAGGTGGTGGGCAACTTGAGTCCCGCAGACACGTCGCGCCGATTGGCCTCGGAGTCGCGACCGGCATCCATGGTCACGTCGCGAGGAGGGGTGACAGAGATGCGCGACCAACCCTTGATGGGCGGAAGGTCACCCCGGTCGATGGCGGAGCCGATGACGTAGAACCACGACTGCTTTACGAGTCGGTTGGTGATTAGGTGCGTGCGGTTACGGAAACGGCGTTGAGCCTTCGCGAGGGCAACCCGCATCGCGGCGCTCCCGACATTTTCCGCAGATACGGAGAACTCGTAGGGAGATGCGCCGAGCATGGAGGCACGGTTCAGGTGCTCCAGAAAGCCGGTGAAAGTCGGGGATGGTCTCTTCGACTCGTAAGGGTCGAGCGACTCGTGCGGGAGGATGGCGACGAGCTTGCCTCCTGTGATCTTCTGGAGCGCCTTCGGATCGGTGGAGTCGTCGTCCTCCACATCGGTCGCTCCGGTCGCTGAGAAGTCGCCAGAGGTGTCCAGCTTGCCCTTCTCGGTCTTGAGGACGCGAGTGATGTCGGCGTTATCCTTCACTGCGTGCTTCTCCAGGGCGAGCAACTCGATCTCGTCGAGCATGTGATTGAGCGAATGAGTGAGCGTGGGAGGATGGCGATAGGCACTCGGCGACTCGGGGTCGAAGATGTGCATGACGAAGGCCATGGGGATGTTGCGGGTTTTCCCGTTGTCGAGGAGCACCTTGATCGCGATGGGGCGACCGCTCGGGTCGAGGCGGATGCCGTCCACCCATTTGTCCGCACTGCCCTCGGTGTCGTCGTCCATGAAGTTGCCCACCCGGTGGGTCTCAATCATCTGGAGGCGAGGTTCGCCGGAGAGTCGGTTGCGGGTCTTCACGACGAAGATCTCGCCGTCGGTGTCGATGGCTTGAGAGACGAGCTTTTGAATCTCAGTGAAGGAGAATCGCTCGGTGATGTCCGCGCGCTCGCTCCATTGCCGGAAGTATGCGGTCGCGTCCTTCAGCCATTGGCGGGATTCGACGAGCGGATAGGGCGAAAGTCCCTCGGGACCGATGCCGTAGAGGACATTGAGATCCCGCACCTCGCGCGGGAGTCCCGCGTTTTTCATCAGGTAACGAGAGCGCTTGACGATCTCCAGGCGACTGCCGCCGCCGAACTCGTGCTTGAAATCGGTGGGCGATGCGCCGGGAACCTGCGACCTGCGAGGCGAGCGGGTGGCGGCGTCGAAACTGCTGCCGTTGCCGGTCGCGAACGCGCCATCTTGCGGCGACTCACCGACGATGGCGGGAGCGGGAGTCTTGGCGATCCCGAAGAGAGATCCAATGTTCGAGAGGATGCTCATCGTGGGAAGCTGTAGGGGACTGCGGAGGTGGCAGTTTTATTATTGGTGCCGTAAGAGGTTGGGTCGAGCGTCTGGAGCGCCTTCTGGCAAGCCGCCATCTTCTTGTGGATGTCGTCGAGTCGCTGGCGGATGACCTGAGTCCCCGACTCGGAATAGCTCGCGATGACCTTCTTCAACTCAAGCTTGAGGATGGCGAAGATTTCCTCCACCTCCGCGAGCGTGAATCCAACGGTGTAGTCAGGAGTCTCGGATGCCATTGCCCGAACTCGCATGTCAAAACGCGAAGACCCCGGCATTGCTGCCGAGGTCTTGCGTCCAATCCAATGGTCCAATCCATTGGAAAATTTTAACGACTATCGTTTAGAAGAGTAGAGGTGAGCGCGGTGGGCGTCAAGGTAGTCCTCGATATCCCTAATCTTCTGGTTGATCTCCTGTCTGGCATCAACTGCCTTCCCCCATGCGTCAGGACCGGCGGGGTAATAGTCGCGGGCGTTGAACTCGATGCTCGCGAAGGAATCTATGAATCCTTGGAGGGTGTCGTCTGCGTCGTCGTAGTCTTCGATGAGGGTGGCGCGTCCGGTGCCGTTGAGGTGGACGAGGGGGAGGGTGAGGTCGGTGGTCATATCAGATAAAGTAATTGTCTTGGATGATTTTGATGATCTCCTCCTGAGTCTCGACGATCCACTCGGAACGCTCGATGATGGCGTGGAATTTGCCGTCAGCCATCTGCTCATACCACCAGAGGGTGTCCTTGCAGATGAAGAACAGGGATCCCTCCTCAATGTCGTTAAACATCCCGTCTCCGGTGATTTTCGCCGCATCCTGCGCGGTGACGGGTCCGACGTGGTTGGGGGTGGAGAAGGGTAGGCGATGCACCTCCGCATGCTTGTCGCCGTCGCGGAAGGTGGCACTCATACTGCCGGTGCAACGAGCGGTCGAGATCGCCTTAGTGACCGATTCGATGTCGGATCCGTCGAGGATCAGAAAGCCGTCAGCATGTAAGGGAGCGGAGACGGCGAAGGCTCCGTTTGGCTGGATGCACTCCAGCACGTCAGCACGGACGCAACCTTCGTCCTCGGGGATGAGCCAATACTGCTTCCAAGCTGCATCGACCCACCCCTGACGGGCAGTCTCGTCCAGGGCGGGATCTTCCGAGATCGTGCTCGCGATGATCGCGGCGTTTGCGTGCTCGCCGTCGGCGACGGCGGATTCGAAGTCGTTGTGGTCGTAGGTTGGGATGTAGGTGGTGTTTTCCATGCGCACATCCTGCCCCCGTTGTGCGCATCGGTCAAGGGGCGATTTGAATATTTCTTCAAATATTTTACGAATCGCCCTTCTCCGCATCCCCTTCCCCATCCGCCACCTGATCGCGACCTAGGAGTTTCATCATCACGAGGCCCGCAGTGCCCATGGTCTCGCAGTCGAAGAAGTGATTCGGGCGCTTGCCGATCTGCGTCCAGACCCACTTCCCACTCTTCGTCTTGATGCGTTGCTCGGAGTCCATCTGCTTCAGGAAGTCCTCGGGCACGTTGTCGGGCACCTCGTAGGTGACTCCTTCCTCGGGATCCTGATTCCGGCGGAGGCGGGCGAGGATGTCCTTGTTGTTGAGGTTCGAGAAATAATGCATCCGGCAGACGAGGCCATTGCCGAGATTGATCTTCCGCACCGGCGAGTAGAAGCGCTCGACGCGCCGGGTGCCCTCCTGCGGTCGTTTGGGATTGATCGGGACGGTGTGCGAGAAGGTGGAGCGTTGGTCGCCCATGAGCGCCGTCCATCCGTGCTTGGCACACTCCAGATAAACGCGCGCCGTGTCGTGACCGGCGTCAATGAAGACGAGGTGGTCCGCCACTTCCCACTTCTTCTGCAAGTCCTCGATGTCCTCCCAGACAAGGAGCGGACGATCCCCTTCGCGCCCACCTCCGCACCAGAGGAGTCTGGTGCTGCCGATGGACGAGAAAGAGGTGACGGTCGCAAAGAAGTGATCCCGCTGGCAGTCCACCTTCAGCATCCGCCCGCGAACGGGTGAGGATCCGGCGTGGCGCGAGTGAAGGCGGGCGGCGAGCAGGAACTCCTCCTCGGAGTCGAAGTCTTCGCGAACCGGGACCGGCGGGAAGGAATCGACGATAGATCCGTCCCGCAGGATAGAGCACTCCTCCGCCCATGGCTCGCCCTCCAGGTAGGTGGACCTGACGATCTCCATCTTGTAGTCCTCGTAGAGGTCGCGCCACGGGATCGCGAGACGCTTTTGATAGAAGATCTTGAGGAGCGAGAGGTCGCCCTTTCGCGCCGCCTCCTTCGCGGTGACATACAAGACTGCAAGCGTGCCGACGGGGGTGGATGCCATGCCGTTCCAGTGGAAGGACAGGTAGTCGGCGGGGGCGTGCGGATTCATGGCGACGAAGTTCGCGCCACGCTCGGGATCGTTCATCGCGCGACGGACGCGCAGTTCATTGGTGTTGTGTGAGTGTCCGCAGTGAGGGCAAACAATGCGTGCCGTGGCGTGGACCTCGTCATGCCGATAGGTGCCGTCGTCGTTCTTCGCCTCCTTCGACCACTCGACGTTCTCCCAGAGGTAAGGTTGCAGAATTTCACATTCCGAATTCAAGCACTTAAAGTTCCAGGTCTCCTGAGATCCGCCAATGAAAGAGCGGTCGGTGTCGTCGTTTTCCTCTCCAGCCTGAGACGAGAAGAAGACCTTCCCGAGCCATCCGAATGCGGTGACGCGCGCCTCGGCCTCGGCCATATGCCCCTGCGGCCATGACCATGTCTCGTCCCCGATGAGCCATCGGATCGAGCGGCGCTGAAGGTTCTTGATGTTGTGAGCACCGAGCACCCATGCGGTCATGCCGTTCAAGAAGGTGACCTTGTTCCGCTTCGATTTGTAGCGGTTCTTCCCGGTATCGCCGGGGAGGAGTTTCCGCACCTCGGGCGTGTTTCGCCAGAGGGGTTTCAGCCGCGACTCCAACTCGTCGCTCGCCTCCTCATCTTTCTGGTCGAGCCAGAGCATCGGACCCGGCAGGTTCGCGACGATGTGGCACGAGCCAATCTCGGATCCGAGAGTCTTCGACGCCTGGATACCGGCGACGATCTGAACCTTGCGGATGGTCACGTCGGTGAGCGCTTCGAGCGGGCGGCGAATCCACGGGGAGTTCACCGACCTGAATCCGCCGGGAGTCGGCGAATACGGAATCGCCTTCACGTTGTCCTCCGCCCATTGCCATGCGGGGCGGCGATCTGGAGGTCGCCACGAATCGCGCCACATGGCTCGGACTGTATCGCGACCGGATGGTGACTCACTCGACATCGTCATCCTCCTCCCGCTCCCCGACATCCTCGCGGTGGAGGAGTTCGCAAATCTCATCGACCACCCGCGCGTTCTCGGCGCGGATCCGCACAGCATCGAGTCCAGCGCAGACCGGCGGGAGTTCGTTCTCCAGTTTGTCTCGCATCAGTTTGATCGTCTCGGCGACGAGGGCGGCGATGCTCTCGCGCACGTCCTCCTTGTGCAGGTAGTCGCCCTTGATGACGGAAAGCTTGAACTCACGCTCCTCCGCACGGGCGCGTAGGTCTCGCTTCTTGAGCGACTCCATGTCCTCGCCGTCGTCGTCGCTTTCGATGGTGGTGCCCTCCTTCAATCCCTTGCGCCGAACGAACTCTCGCCATGCGACCACGTCGTAGTTCCCGTTGGTGCGGTTCGACGGAATTTCGGATGGATATTTCCGTCGCCAAAGTTGAATCGACCGGCGACTCACGCCAAGGATACCGGCGAGGGCGGAGACGGAGGCGACGTGGTCTGGGGTCTCGTTGGTCGTCGGCGACGGCGACTCATCCGCCGCCATCTGAGACATGAGATTCCGCTCCGGCGCTGAAAGGGGTTTCCGATCCTTGACCTTCTGCAAGATCCTCCCAAGGTCTGCTTGAAGGACTTTGCGAGCAAGATCTGGAGTGAGTGTTCCCGGTTTCGCCATTTCCGGCGACTTGACCGGGGTAGAGGCGGGTTTTCTCGACACCGATGACGACTTCCTCGGAGCGCGAGGGCGCGGTTGATTTTTTCTTACTGCCATGGCAACAAAGCGATCTGCGTCCTCACTTGAAATGAGGTTCAACATGGTGTGGAGGTCAATCCATGGTCCGACGCTGGAGGAGGAGCACGCATTCCATCCGGTGCGGAAGTGGCGGGCGGACTATGCCCATCACGACTCCCGCACGCTCATCGAGGTCGAGGGCGGCATCCACTCCTACGGTCGTCACAATCGGGCGAGCGGGTTCATCGCCGACTCCGAGAAATACCTCGAAGCCACGCTCCTCGGTTGGCGGGTCATCCGGCTGACGAAGGATCAAATCACGCCGGAGACACTCACGAGGATCAAGACCCTCATCGAGGGCGTGTCCTCGGGGTCGATCATGGAGATGCTCAACTGACGAGATCGACCGAGACGGAGGGATCCTCCAATCCGATTTCTTCGACGTAGTGACGGACGATCTCGCCGCCGATGTTGATTAGGGTTCGGGCGATCTTTTCGTTCGAAAGATCATCCCCCTCGGGGAGGCTGAAAAAGACCTCACGGTTCGGCTCGCCCGTGTCTCCGCCATCGACGACGAGGAAGCAATAGGTGCGGAAACCGGGCGGAGACACGAATGGAGCAAGGGGCTTATACATGCCCACATTATGCGCATTTAAGCGAAACCGTCAAGTCACACGCGAAGAGAAATTTTCGAGCAGTGCAAAGGATCCGCCCCGGCGCGCGGCGCGCGAATCATCCATGTCGATCTCCAATCCTAATTTTTCAGCCTCTTCTCGGGACCACACCACCCGTGCGAATTTCAGATTGTTCTGCTCGATCATACTGTCCCACCTTCCGCCATAAGAGGCTTGAAGTTCCATGTTCTCGGGGACTGATGCCATGTTAGAGATCCAGAACGGGAGCGACTTCGTGAATGCCCAAAATTGGACATCCGGCATCGATCTTGCAAACTCCATCCAGCCCAAGAAGTATTGCTCAGAAAAGAAGTCACCGGCAGTGTGGACCCTCACCCTCTTTGCTTTTTTTGGGAAGCACTCCGAAATTACGCTCGCCACTTCCCCGGCACTCTTTCCTCGAACGGCATCGAAGTTACACCAATATCTCGCCCGCACCGAGGGGTATCTCTCGCTCACGGCAGCATAGCATTTAAAGGTCTGCTTCGGGCCATTGGTCATGTGTCCAGTTTCCCTGTCCACCCGAGCGAGGCACTGCTCTGCACCAGGGCACGTCGTTCCAGACGGTATCGACCACGACCACGCTTTCGGGTCAAAGATGTAGCGATTAACTTTTGTGAATGCAGGCTTCAGACCGATGCCCGCGAATCAACCCGTCAACCACCGGCGCACTTGCGAAATGCGCACATCTCGATTTACACGTTCCGCACCGGGCGCGGGATGCCGTAGGGCAATTACCGCCTGAGATCAGCAGACGCGAAGCTGGTGGCAAGAAAGGCAAATCTGTGCGAATATCGGAAAACACATTATGCGTGTTTTTGCAACATGGCTGACGCGGAACCCTGCGAGTGAACGAGTTATGGAAGAGATTACTTGAATGGTGTGAATAGTCCGTATGGTATATATGGTGATTCTTTAGAATCTGGTGAATGTAATTCTGATAAGTCTGATGTTTATGGTATTTCGATGATGGATTCACCTATGGCATTTATTAATACGATTACCATAATTGCCATAGCGCCGATTTCGGCCTTCCCCCTTTGCCAGGCGCGAGCGTAAGCGGAAAATTTGCGGAATCCGCCCCCCCCCTCCGCCCCCCCCTCCCTAGCCACCCCCCCCCGCCAGGCGTCGAGCGTCGAGCGTCAGGCGTCGAGCGTCGAGCGTCAGGCGTCGAGCGTCGAGCGTCGAGCGTCGAGCGTCGAGCGTCGAGCGTCGAGCGTCGAGCGTCAGGCGTCGAGCGTCGAGCGTCGAGCGTCGAGCGTCGAGCGTCAGGCGTCAGGCGTCGAGCGTCAG